TTATACAAACTTCAGAGCCTTTTTTATTCCAAAATTACGTTAAATCACGCTTGTGAATTTTCACTTGCGAAACTTTAGTATATAATATATGGCTGGAGATAAATTTGACCAACTTTATAACGCCTTGAAAGCCGATGGCGCAGTATCGGGAACTAGAGAACATTTCAGACAGTTCGTGTATGCGCCTGGCAAGCAGGGCTATCATAACAGAAAGCAGCTCTATGATGCGCTTCACGCCGATGGTGCTGTTTCCAGTAAATCGTATGAGGAGTTTGCGCAGCGACTCGGACTTCATGCAGTAAATCCGAAGCCTCAGCTGAAGAAGCCAGTTCAGCCTGTTAAGAAGCTGACGATGAAGCAGAGAGCGCAGGAAGTGGCGGCGCAGTATCGGAAGCCAAGGCAGCAGAAGGCTCAGCAGCCTAGAACGGCTACTACTTCTGGTACAGACTACATGCAGAACTGGCGGTTGATGCACATGCGCAACGACCAAATGACCCCGACGCAGCAGGTTCAGGCTAGCAATATGCGCGCGCGCACGCAAAGAGCACGAGAACAGGCTGAACGTCAGGAGCAGCAGAGAGCTACCCCTATCAGCAGAAGCAGAATCACCCCTACTGCCAAGAACTTCAACGAAACGATGCAGCAACTTTCTACTCCTGAAGCTCGCAGGGCTAGAGCCAAGCAGCAGAGAGAGGACGATGCAAGAGCATTCGCCCAGTATGAGGTGGAGGGCAACAAGTTCGTGAGAAATGACGGACAGACCGAAGGCATTTTGGGTAATGATCTGCTCGAACTTGTAGATTCTTCCATGAACGAGGCGCAGGAATTGACACGTCAGCAGTATCAGCAGAACCTTGACGAGAAGGGCGGCATCTATGCGCCTCAGTCGGTAAAAGAACAGGCTTTCCGTGATGCCCAGACGCAGGAGCAGGTGAACCGCCAGAACGTTCTGATGAACAATCTCAGCAGCAAAATCAACGAGATTTATTCTCAGAAGGGAATGCAGCGCCATATTGCCGAGAGCGCAGAGAAACTGAACATGAGTGTGGAGGAATACGTGGACAAATATGTTACTCCAGAGATTATGAACTATGCTCAGAAGGCTCTGACGATGCGAAATCAGGAGGAAATCATGCCTCATGGTGCGCTTGACTATATTGCCAAGAACCTCAGCAACTCTATTATCGGTATGGTGGTGGCTCCATCTGTGATGTCTAGAGATACACGACAGAGATTGCAGGAAGGTATTGCTATTGCTGATGGTGATGCGGAGATTCAGAAGGTTGCCGGCCACAAGGATGAAACCTATCGCTCGGGCATCGGTACTAGATTCGCATCTACTGCCGTAAACATGGCTGCAGATTCTGGTCCGCTTGCCGTAATCGGTGCCGGCGCAAGTGCTGCCGTGAATACAGGAACCCGCGTTCTGACTAACGGACTGGTGAAGGCTGGCGTGATGAAGGCGGCACAGAAGCTTACCGCACAACAGATGGCTTTCAAGGTGGCCAACATGACTACGGCACAGAAGATCATGTCGGGATTGGGAACCAGAACAGCAACAGGTGCGCTGAACCTTGCAGGATATTCGGGTGTGACTGCTGCCTTGAATCAGGCTTCTACTGGCGATGATACTTCGCTGCAGGCTATCGGCGAGGCTGGTCTGAAAGGCGCTGAGCATGGTGCGGTAACGGGTGCGATGTTCGGAGTTTCGGGCGCAATCATGTATCCTTGGGTTTCCAAGTTCGGAATTACCGGCATGGAGAAGAGTACCGGCGAGCGGTTGCTTCATGGCGCACAGAAGTTTGGTGCTACGGCTGCCGGACTTGGCGTTGAGGCTGGAACCATGATGGTTGCCGATAACGTGACTGGCGATAAGGATATTTCCTTCGGTACTTGGCTGGAAGATGTTGTGATGGTTGGCGCATTCAAGGCTGGCGAACCTAGCAACTTCGTGAAGATGGGCAATATCCTGCATCATCTTACTCATAATAGCGGTGGTAATTTCGTGATTGGCAAGAATGCCAACGGTTCCCCTATCGCCGTGGATATTCGTCTGACTCCTGACGAGAAGAACGAGTTGATTTCTTCTGCATCGGGCAAGAATCTGATGGATGCTTTCGTGAAGGTGGACCGTGCATCGAAGACTGCACCAAGAGATCTGAAATACAAAACGGCATATACGGATTTTATGAACGACCCAGACGTTTCTCAGAGCACCAAAGAGAAGGTGAATGCGGCCATGGGACTGTTTAACACGACAAGAGGCAAAAGCTACCGCAGTGTGAACGACGTGAAGAACAAACAGATTCTTGAATACACCAAGAACGGAACGCTGCTTACACGTACCTCTTATAAGAATGCCGATGAGCGCAGAGCTATTCTTTACAAGCAGAAGCTTTATCGTGATAATGACGATATGATGTCGCTGATGGGCTACGCAAGAATGAAGGATATGCAGCTGACTGATGAAGACGGAAACGTTACCAAGTTGGCGCTTGGTTTCCTTCGTGATAACGGATATGACATGAGCAAGGATGCTTCTGACCCTAACAATGCCCGACTGATTAATGAGTTGCGCAACCAGAAGAGTGCGCTCTATCTTGACTGGACGAAATATGCAGACAAGAACGGCTTGCTTGGTTACCTCAGATCAGAAAGCAAAGGTTATACTAATAACTTCATGGCTTCTATCAAAGAACTTCTTGGTAAAGAAGGAAGCATTGTTGTTGATATTGACAAAATCATGCGCAAGGACCCAATGAAGCGTACCGATGAGGAGAACAGAATCTTCTATCATGTGAAGAGAGCACTCGAAGATGAGCTTTTCCCTAGCTGGAGACCACACGCAGACCAGTCTGCAAGCCAAGGTAAGACGGTTGCCGAGGAGCATAGTCTGGGAACGGACAACCCGGATAGCGGCGTGGTAGTTGATGAGTTGCGCAACCTTCGCAACGCAGAGCAAGCCCTTGATGCAGCGATGGATAGCAACGATGTGTTCAAGCAAACCTTTGAGAAATTGCACCAGCAGGGCTTGACACCGGCACAGATTTACGATGCTCTCATTCAGAATGGATTGATCGAAGAAGAGTTGACCCCACTTGCCCAATATATTAATGCGAACGCTAGAGTGCAGGGTATGCAGCAGGCTACTGCTGATACTATAGAGGAAAACGTGAAGAGCTTTATTTCCGATTGGAGCTATCACGGAACATTGAACGGTCAGCCGATGAATGGCGAGCAGGCTCTGTATGTTCAAGACAGCAGCGGAAGAACACTTCTTGTTGGTTCGGGTGATGTTGCCTTCGACCAGACTACAGGTAGAGCCAAGGAAGGCAGCGGCGATATGCTTGTCTGTCTGGACCCTAATACTAAGGAAATGGTTTATGTGAAGGCAGACGAGGTTACTCTGTTCCAAAACCAGCCTATCGACCAGTTTGCTGCTGAGTATCGTCAGAGATTGCAGATGAAGAACTCTGAGCCTTACAATCAGGCGGCACAGGAGCAGGCTATGCAGGATGCAGCCAAGCCTCAGCCAAAGGAGCAAGAGGCACCACAAGATAATACCACAAAATCGGAAGATAGTACCACAAAAGAGGGTGATTTAACAAAAGTTGATACCACTTTAACAAAAGTTGATACCACATCGGGCAAAGATAATACCACAAATGCGGACTTAGCACCACAAGAGCAGCCTCAACCTAGCAGAAAGTTTGCCGATGGTTCCGATGTTCCTATGGCTACGGACAGTAAGGGAAGACCTACGCCAGACTATGCTAGTATGACTCCTGAGCAGAGTGCGGAGATTCTTACTGAGGACTTCGGGGAGAATGCTGAGAAGGTGGTGGACGGACAGATTAAGAAAGCTGAGAATGCTTTGAAGGATGCCGAGAAGATGAAGGTGGACTATACCGCCGAGCCTAACGACATCTTGGAGCAGGAGACTTTGAAGAATCAGACTATTGAAGCTGCCAAGAAGCAGTTGGACCACGCTCAGAATATCAAGAAGGCTATGACTGCCAAGAAGGTGGCCGAGACCGTGGGTAAGACAGAACAGGCTGATGGCGCACATGAGGCTGGCAGCGTGGCTGCACAGAAGTTTGTGAATGCACCTAGACTTGTAGGCAACAAGCGCACAAGAATGCTGCCTGACGGAGAAACCAAGATTAAGGGACACTATGAGATTGTTCCGGCAGAAAGTCTTACTCCTTCCCATGATGTGAATAACGACTATAAGAAATCGGAGGGATTCCCTACCGATGCTGAGGGCAGAACCGTGAACGATCGTGACTATGAGCACGACAAGGCGGCTCAGCAGAATACGGACCAGATTGCCCGAAAGTATAATGGTATGGCTATCGAGCAGGTGCCAGTGGTATCTGACGAGGGTATCGTTTATGATGGTAACGGTAGAACCATGGCAGGACAGAAGGCGGCAAAGGACGGCACGGACGGCGAATATATCAACGACCTTCTGGAGAATGCCGAGAACTTCGGCTTTACCAGAGAGAAGATTGAGCAGAGCGGTATTGAGCATCCTCGTTTGGTTATGGTGACGGATGAGAGACTGCCTTACGATGCAGCTACCTTCGCCAAGTTCAACCGCAACGAGAAGAAGACTCAGAGCAATACCGAACAGGCTGTTGCCAAGGCTAAAACCTTGACTTCTGACGAGGTAGGCGCGATTGTTGCCGAGATTGAAGGAAATGGTTCTCTTGATGCTTTCTTTAACAATTCCAAGGCAATAAATGACTTGGTGAAGACGTTAGTAGATAAAGGTATCATCGGACAGAACGAAGTGGCACAGATGATGGATAGTCCTGAGCGACTTTCTGCACAAGGCAGGGAGTATGTGAAGAACCTTCTGTTGGGTTCAATCTTCAAGCCAGAGACTATCAGAATGCTGGGCATCGACTCTACGGTGAAGAATAAGGCTATCAACGCTATCCGCTCGGTAATGGACAACATGAAGTTGGGCGAGTTCTCTCTTCGTGATGAGATTGATCAGGCTATCCAATTGCTCTATGAGGCAAGACAGGGTGGCAATAAGGTTGATACGTTACTGAGAACACCAGACATGTTCGGTGAGGATGCGGCTAAGCGTTACTCTTCTATCTCTCAGATGATGGCTTTAGCCTTGGAGGGCAAGGTTTCTGATTTCAGAGATTTGCTTGACGAATACAACCGCATCGCTAAGGCTAGAAATACTGGCGAGGGCAATATGTTTGAGGCAGCTCCTACCAAGGAAGAGTTAATTAATGAGTATTTGAACTTTAAAAAATGGCAAGATTATGGAACAGGACATTCAGAAATTGAAGGAAGCCATGATGTTTCAGGCAATGAAGAACCTCAACAAGAAGCATCAGGAGGAAATGAACCAGCAGAAGCAGAGCGACCAAGAGTAGAAGAGGCTGACGACTTAGAAAACAAGGAACTCGAAAGTCGCATTGAGATGACGGACGAGGAAACCGAGACTCCATCAAAGAATGGTCCTATCATGAAGCAGAAGATTCTGATTGATGGAGACAAGGAGGTTATTAAGGTTGATGAGCCTAACAAGAAGGGCGAGTACACTGGGTCTTACTATGAGTATGATGGCAAGAAGTTTGGCGATCTGAATGAGGTTACTGAGTATATTGACAGCAAGAATGAAGAAGGCCCTCTCCCACTTCTTCCTAAAGAAGAGAAGCCAGACCCTCAGTTTAACCCGATTGAGGCGGCTGCCACTGAGTTCAAGAAGGAGCATCCTCTGACCGAGGAGGAGATTATGGGTGTTAAGGACTTGGACGATGAGTCTAAGTATACAGCTATTGATTATTTGAACGGCGAAGATGATTCAGAGATTGCCCGAATCTGCTATGAGCAGGCTTACAACAAGGCAAAGGGTAAGAAGCAGCCAAAGGCGGAAGAGCCAAAGGTTTCAAGAGATGGCATTATTATTGACGATGAAGTTCAAAGTCATGACTGGTCTCAATATAAAAAGGGTGACATCTTTGAATATAACGGCTTTAAGTTTCAATTCAAGTTTGTAGTGCGAGACGAAGACGGTATTGTTACTGGTGTCGCCGTTAAGCATCTTGACGAGAACGAAAAGCCTATTGAACATGGTGGTGATTCTTTACCTCCACTTATGTTCATTCAGGGCTTCACAAAAGATACTACAAAGGTTGAAAAGCCTAAGACTGTAGAGCAGAAGAAGGCTGACAACAAGAAGTTTAAGGAAGAGCGTGATAAGGAGACTGCTGACTTGATGAGCCAGTTCCTTGCCGCAGCCAACGACAGAAAGGATGATGGTAGTGGTAAAGCTCTCTCTACTATCGTTCCGATTCCTTCAAAGGCTTTGAAGTGGATGGACAGACATCTTACGCTGACCGACAAGCAGAAGGAGATTCTGCCTAAGCTTCTGACAGCTATCAAGGGCAGTATGTATGCTCGTATCAAGGAGGGCGTATATAATCTGGAAGATGTTGTTGAGCGAGTAAGAAAAGACTTCGATGCTTTCTTTGGCAAAATAGACAAGAACGATGCAAACAAGATTCTTGCTGAGGCTGCCTATAAGGGTAGATATACAGACCCAGAGACTGGCGAGCGCATGAAACTTTCTGAGTTTGCCGAGCGTGAGCGCAAGAATACTCCTAAGCATCAGGAGAATCTGGTGGGCGACTCAAAGACTGCCGAGGAAAGAAAGCTGGCTGAGAAGAAGTTTATTGATGTCGTGAACCTACAGTTGGGCTTCAAACATAAGTTTAACGGAATCGTTGAACTGAGAAAGATAGCAGAGAGACTTGGCTTGAAGGATATTAAAGACACAGACCTTCAGGAGCTTGCTGAGACTGCTATTGTTAAGCGAGCAAGAGGTATCTCTTCTACGGAATCAACCAATAATGCCGAGAAGTTCAAACGTATCAAGACACTCTATGAGAATCAGCCTAGCCTCAACCAGAGAGATTCTGAGCGAGTGATGAAGCAGCAGTACTCTACCCCTGCCCCTTACGCTTTCCTTGCGGATATGTATGTGAAGGGTAACGGTAAGGTAATTGAGAGTGCTCTGGAGCCAAGTGCCGGCAACGGTATGCTTACCATCGGCTTGCCAATGGAAAAGGTGCATGTGAACGATATTGATGCCCAGCGATTGGCGAACCTGAGAAGACAGGGCTTCAAGAACGTGACCAGTCAGGACGGAACCCAGCCTTTTGCAGACAAGGACGTTGACGTGGTGGTTACAAATCCACCATTCGGTAGTGCTACAACAAGAGACTATGACGGCTACAAGATTTCTTCCCTGGAAGGACAGATGGCTATCAATGCCTTGGAGAGCATGAAGGACGATGGTCGTGCTGCCATCATCATCGGCGGCAAGACGGAATACGCCAAGAACGGAAGTCTGAATCCGAAGGATAAGGCTTTCCTTGGTTATCTCTATAGCCACTATAATGTGGAGGACGTGATTAATGTGGATGGTGGTCTGTATGCAAAGCAGGGAACCAGCTACCCTACACGTATTATATTAATAAACGGAAGACGCTTGAATGAAAATGCCTTTCCACCAGTAAAGGATAAGGCTAGAGCCGAGACCGTGAAAGATTATGACGAACTTTATAAACGAATTGAAGATGATATACTACGAGGTGAACGGATGGATACTTCCATCGGAGGAGAAACAAGAAGTGCTCAACCAGAACTTGATCAACAAGGCGCTGCTGGTACTCCTAAAGAGAGAGTACGAACAGGAGAACGAGGAGGAAGCAAACCAGATGGTAAGCGAGAGTCTGACCTATTTGACTCCACTTCCGTATCAGGAGCCCATGATGACTTGGAAAATCAACGAGGAACCGAGCCAAGACAAGATGGAGGACTTTCTGATGGAGATAGTAGAACAGACGGAACAGGGACAGAGCCTTCTCCAAGCAAAGAACCAACCACTGGAACCAATGAGCAGCGAGGTAATGGATCAGGAGGAGCTGGACGGAATGACGCTCAGCCAAGTACTGATGAATCTACCAACGCCGGGGGCGGAAGCGGACCACGGGGACAATTACAGCGGGTGGACAAATCCGTACGTGGACTAAGCACAGAGAAAGTTACCTATACCCCTAAGAGTGGAAATCCATTCACTCTGAAAGCCGTGATGCCTGCCGATCAGCAGGAGGCGGTAAACAAGAATCTCGAAAAGCTGGGCGATGCCGACCAGTTCCTTGTTGATGAACTGGGCTATAATGATAAGGACGATTTGTATTCTCATCTTGCTGCAGAGCAGGTTGACTCAGTAGCCCTTGCCTTGCAGCAGGCAAAGAAGGGCAACGCCTTTATTATTGGAGATATGACTGGTATCGGTAAGGGAAGACAGGCTGCTTCGCTTATCAGATACGCCAAGAAGCAGGGTCAGGTTCCTGTATATTTCACCAAGACAGCAGGATTGCTGAGCGATGTTTACCGTGACTTGGTGGATATTGGCAGCCCAGACCTAAGACCATTTGTATTCGGTAGTGCCAAGGAAGCTGCCATTACCGACTCAGACGGAAAAGTTGTATTTGCTTTGCCATCGAAGAGCGAGGTGAAGCGAGTGCTTGATTACATCGAAAAGAACGGAAAACTGCCAGACGAATACGACTATGTATTGACTACTTACAGCCAAGTAAGCAATGGTGTGTATGAGTTTGATGAGGACGGTAACCGCAAGGAGAGAAAGCTTGCGAAGGGTAAATCTTTCGGCGCTGCTGCTCTGAGCGGACAGAAAAGACGTGATGCCATCGAGAAACTGATGGGCAACGCCTATCTTATCCTTGACGAAAGCCACACGGCTGGTGGCAATAGCGGTCAGGGCAACTATTTCCAACACATTATTCAGAAGGCAAAGAACGTTACCTTCTTCTCTGCAACCTTTGCCAAGAGACCTGACAACATGCCTATTTATGCTTTGCGTACTGCCATGAATGAGGGCGGTATGAAATCATCCGATTTGATTGATGCGGTGAAGCGTGGTGGCGCAACCTTGCAGGAGATTATGAGCCAGACCTTGACGCAATGCGGTCAGATGATTCGCCGTGAACGAGATATGACTGGCGTAACCATCGACTGGAAGGCGATTGATGATCCTGAGCGAGTGCAGGAGCAGCGAGAACAGTATGACAGTATCATCGGATTGTTTAATGATATTATCAATTTCCAAAAGAAATATGTTTCAAGTTACGTGGATGAGCGTAATGATGAGCTGGCTGCCATTCAGTCAACTATGGGCATCAAGAAGGGAACGGCTGACCTGGGTATCAAGAATCAGCCTTTTGCAAGCAAAGCATTCAATACCGTTCAGCAGGTTCTTCTTTCCTTGAAAGCGAAGTCTGCTGCAGAACGTGCCATCGACTATTTGAAGCAGGGTATGAAGCCTGTGATTGCGTTGAACAATACCAACGAATCGCAGACTGGCAATCTTGCGCTTGGCGAGGAAATGGACGCACCTGACTTGGGTACATCTTTGAAGAAGGGTCTGGAGGGTACACTTCGCTATACTCAGAAGGACGCAAAGGATAATAGCGAAAGCGGCTATATCAAGCTTGAAGACTTGGGCGATGAGGCTATTGAGGCTTATCACGAACTGGAAAAGAAGATTGAGCAGACAAGTACCGGTCTTTCCCTCTCCCCTATTGATGTTATCAAGAACGAGTTGCAGAAGGCAGGTTATAAGGTTGGCGAGCTGACCGGTAGACAGACCGAGTTTGTTTATAACGACAACGGAACTGTTACCAAGGTGAAGCGTGCTGATACAGACAAGAAGAAACTCGCGCGCGACTTTAACGATGGCAAGATTGATGCGCTTATTCTCAACAAGAGTGCAGCAACCGGTATTTCCCTTCATGCTTCGAGTAAGTATAAGGACCAGAAGAAGCGTGTGATGATCGTGGCGCAGCAGCAGCTTGACGTAAATGATGAGGTTCAGATGCGTGGGCGTATCGACCGAACCGGTCAGGTGGCTAGAGGTGCATACGAATATGTGGTTTCCCTTATCCCTGCCGAGCAGCGACTGCTGATGATGTTTAAGGCTAAGTTGAAGTCACTTGATGCCAACACTACTTCTTCACAGAAGAGTAAGTTCAACGAAATGGAAGTTGCCGATATTACCAATAAATATGGTGATAAGGTAGTTCGTGAGTATATGGCAGAGCATCTTGACCTTTATGCACGCATGGCAGATCCATTCGGATGGGAAAAGAGTAATGGCGATGATTTGTCTAGAATCGACCCGCAGACTCTTGTTGCTAGCGGTGGCGGTGTTGGTGATGGCGAAGCTGGTGCCGATGCAAGCAAGTTGCTTGGGCGTATGGCTCTGCTGAGGGTTTCTGAGCAGGAGAAGATGTTGCAGGAGATTGGCGAGCTTTATGCCAACGAGATTCAGCGACTCAACGAAATGGGCGAGAATGACCTTGAAATTACCGAGCTTCCTCTGAGGGCTAAGACTCTCCACAAGGAAGTTTGGAAGCAGGGTGCAGAGCCGGGCGGCGATAACGCCTTTGCCGACAACACCTATATAGAAAAGGTGAACATGGCCATCTTGAAGAAACCGATGAAGGCTTCTGAGGTGAAGGCTTCGCAGGATGGTTTGACTGGCGGCAAGACTTGGGATGAATACAAGACCGAGAAGAAGGCTGCCGTGAAGGAGTACTTCGACCAGAAGATTGCGAACGAGACTCAGAAGTATGAGGAGCGTGCCGTGAAGGCTGCAACCAAAGCGAAGGAGAAATATATCAAGGACGCTAAGAAGGGTCAGAAGGATTCGGGCATGAGCGATGAGCAGATTGAGAAGATGGCAGGCTATCAGTATGATAACATCTACAATCAGGAGAAAGATAAGCTGAACAATGTGGCGAAGAACCTGAAAGCCAAAGCTGAAATGTTTGAGCGTGTGCTTGATACATTCGATACCAATGGTGCTTTCGTTCTGCCTATGGATATGAACAATCCAAACGAGTTGAGCGGATTCGGCAACAGTTACGGTAGACTTATTGACATCAAGATTACTGATAACTACTCGCCTAACGCCTCTTCCGTTTCCTTTGCTACCTTGGATGGTAGAAGAAAGATTACTTTCCCTATTGCCGGCAAGGTGGGTTCTGGTGAAAACAAGGTGGATATTATCGGTTCTATCGACCGCATGACCAAGCAGGCTGCCGGTATGGGGGACAGCCATCTCAGAGTATTGAACCAAAACTTTGATAACTGGGATAGACTGACTAGCAATGAGAGCCGCAAGAATGGATATATTGTAACTGGTAATCTGATGCAGGCTTTGGTTGACAGCAAGGATCATGGCTTGGGCGGTCAGTTGGTGAAATATACAACTGATACTGGCGAGGTGAAGACTGGTATCTTGATGCCAGATAGATTCGACCCTAAGGGCTTGACTACGGATGCACCTATCAACAGCGTAGCTGAGAAATTTGAGCTTTCTTCTTGGCACGGCGGTATTGACGAGGTTACTTCATCGGATGGTGAAGTAAAGGTGAAGCGCATAGACAACAATCGTGGCTACTACTTCGAACTTCGTGTGCCAAAGAGCAAGGCAAAGGGCGGCAAGTACTTCATGGATGAAGATTTGCTGAAACTGGTTAATGGTAATAACTTCGAGACCAGAGGCAACAATATGCTTGCTGAGTTTAAGCCAGAGCAGTTGAAGCCAGTACTGGACCGCCTGTCTAAGATGGGCGTGAAGGTGCAGGAGGAGCGCAATACTTCTGAGGATGAGGGCACCCACTTCCGTGAGGACCGAGGCTTGCAGTATTCTAAAACAGATACAAAAGATGTTAAGAATAGTAGAATCATTCCGGAAGATGTAGATAAAAATGTATCTTCGCAGATTGAAAAGAAGTTTGATTCTGCCATTGAAGACATTGTAGAGCATGCAGAAGACAGAGATAAGTCTAGACTTGTTGATGATGCAGACTATGCCGTAGAGGAGTTTTCAAATCTTGGCAGAAGCGTTATAGAATATTACAGGAATGATTATGAACGAAAAGTTGAAAAATTATCAGGATTGTCCACCGGAGGACGTAATGGTGGTAATCAGGACAGTAAGGGAAATAGAGGCTCTTATCTACTCCAATATTATAAGACCATTCTCGCCGTCGCTGACAGAGAACTTGCCTATAGAGACGCTAGAGCAAAGAATCTCAGAGAGACTTGGGGATTGCAACCAGGAGGAACGTTTTTACTTGGAGACGTTGAACGAATTTTTAAAGAAACAAATCGAGATAAAGAAAAGGCTAAACTCTTCCAGAAAGTTCTCGATATAAACAAACGTCTTGGTGTAAACATCAAAGTAAGTGCCGAGAGTCCGAAGAAGAGATCAGGAGAAGCAGACATCTACAGGAACATTGATTTGTATATTGATGGCCTGACAAAGACCAAGGCTCCAGACTACGCTGCCCCTACTATTATGCTGCATGAAATGATTCATGAGGTAACAATGGGTGCAATCAATCTCGTTAAGAAAGGCAAGGCTGAGGGCATGCTGACTCCTAAGCAGATAGAGGGCGTAAAGACTATCCTCGAAATCTATGACAAGGTAACGGACGATAAGGAACGCTTCAAAGAAGAGCCTTACGGTCTGTCTGACGCTTACGAGCTGACAGCTCAGATGGCTGATTCGAGACAGAGAAAGGCCATGGACCTGTCTATCTGGGATAAAGTTGTGAATGCCGCGCGTGAATTTGCAAGAAAGGGCGACCGTTCTATCATGCAACGCTTGAAGGATGCTTGGAAGAAACTGTTTGAGGTTTCTGAGAAGGATAAGATGGATAAGGCTATCAACGACATCATGGATGATTTCAATGAAACCATTGATGATATTTCCATGAATGATATTGAGCAGGACGGATTTGCCTATAAGGTTACAGACAAGGACGAGCTGGACCGCCTCAACAAGGAGAAGACTTTCAGAATGTATAGCGGAATGCAGGAGGTGGATGGTAAGCTCTACTCCCCTATGGCTGCTATCATTGACGGAAAGCGTACTGATGCTACGGAGATAGGTGCTTGGATGGGCGCAGACGAGCGACCGGACCTTGTGAAGAACGGAAAGTTTACCCTTGTGAAGACTGACAAGAATAAGGGTGTTGGCGAGGGTGATGTACCTGCTGCCTACAATCCTTATATGCACACTTCCACTTCTATGATGAACGATCAGTTTACCGGTGCTTACGCTAGAGGTAACATCAAAGTTGTGGAATGGGAGATTCCAGAAAGCGAGAAGACTAGCGGCTATCATGCTGAGGGTGCTAAGGATGCTGTGGGTCTTGTGCCTTGGCATTCGGGTTCGGTTAATAGTTTGCTGCCAAAGGACAGACAGAGACAGGTGATGCTTTCACGCTGGAGAAAGGCGGTGAGAGTGGTTCCTGATTCTGAGGTGGCTGAGAGTATCGCAGAGCAGTTGAAGGGCACTGGCTTGGCTATCCCTTGGAATGTGGTTACTCCTAATCAGGTTAGGGAGTTGGCTAAGCTGGGCGTTCCTATCACTACCGTTGAATCTGGAAGACAGGCTCCTGAAACCAAGGAGAAGTTCTTGAAGCAGATGGCTGAACTGGAACAGGAGTTCCCTCAGGCTAAGTTCGTCAACGTAAAAATGACAAAGGATGCCTTCAAGGAATGGGGCAAGAATGGCGGCACCAAGTTCCGCACAGATAATAGCGAAAGCAGATACCCTACTTCATCGGTTGAGAGCCATGTAGAGAAGGTGGCTCAGAAGACTGGCGCAAAGGTGAACATGGTTTCATCAGTTGATGAAATCACCAACAAGGCGGCGAAGGCTGCTATTGAGGATGGCAGAAAGATAACCGGCTGGTATGACGAGAAGACTGGCGAGGTGCATCTTTATATGCCAAATATCCACGATAGATATACTGCCGAGAAGACTATCTGGCATGAGGTGGTTGGACACAAGGGAATGAGAGAGTTGTTTGGTGATGAACGATTCGACAAGTTCCTTCGCGAAGTATGGTATGACTTGGATAAGCCTGAGAATGCGGCTTTGAAGAAGCTGGTGGATGAGGAGAGAAAGTTCAATCCTCTGAATATCTATGATGCTATTGAGGAAGGTATCGCCCGACTCGCCGAGGATGGCAAGGGTGAACCTGGCTTCTGGAATGGCATCAAGAATAAGGTATCTGATTTCCTTCATGAAATCGGTTATCGTATTGCTCCTAATACTAAAGATGTGAAGTATCTGCTCTGGTTGAGCAAGAACTTGCAGAAGAATCCGAATGATCCTTATTGGAAGCTGAGAGCCGAGGCGGTGAAATACCGTCTCGACCATGAGCGTGTGCCTGCTGTTGAGGCGCATGATGGCATGTTCTACGAAAATGACGGAAAGGTTAGAAGTATGGATAATCTTACCAAGGCTGAGTGGAATGAGGCTACAGATGGTGAGATTCACTTCCGTACTACCCCATCTGCCGGCACGGCACTTGACAGATACCACCGTTCGCTTGATGAACATGGCTATATGTTCACCGAGAGCTATATGGACAATATGCTTTCGTTGAAGAAGTTGATGAATGCGATTGTGCCAGACAAGAAGATTGAGGATATTGCTTCTTCGGAGAATCCTTATATCTTGCAGAACACTATGCAGGGCGCGATGAGTGATGCGGCTCAGATGTTTGAGCGCAACGTGATGAAGCCTCTTGACAAGGCCATGGCTGACGTACTGGATGCTTTCGATGGCAAGAAGGATGATGAGAAGATTCGCAACTTCAATCTCTACATGATTACCAAGCATGGTTTGGAGCGAAACCGTATCTTGTATGTGCGTGATGCCTTGAAGTATATGCGCATGAACGAGAAGACCAAGAAGCTAGCTGATACTGTGGAGTTCGATTGGAACAACGAGAAAGCTACCCTTGACGAGAAATTGGAGCGTGGAGACATCGACTTGAAGACTTATTATGAGCGCATGGACGATTTCATCCGTACCTACGTGGATAGTGACAATAAGTTTGATGCTGGCGAACATGACTATTCGGGTATTCACGCTATACAGGAAGTGGCTAAGTCTTCTGATCCTTACGATGATGCTGAGGCTATCGCTAGCGTGATGGATTCAGAAGCAAAGATGGAGAGTATCAAGAAGGGGTCTGTTAAGGACTATTGGGATAAGGTGAAGGCTGCTACCCAGTATTCTATTGATACTGACTATAAGAATGGTCTTATCAGCAGAGAGCTTTACGGTCATGTGTCTGATATGTTCAACTGGTATGTGCCTTTGAGAAAGTATGATGAGGCTACAGCAGAAGATACTTATGGCTACATTACTGAGCAGGGCGACCCGAAGAGTTACATCGGAAGCACGATTATGAGAGCGAGAGGACACAAGTACCTGAGCGAAACAAACGTACTTGCGCAGATTGGTGCGATGGGCAACAGAGCTATCAAGAATGGCGGTATGAACGCTATCCGTCAGTCATTTGCAAGATTCGTAAGAAACAACTCGAACAATAATCTTGTGACGGAGACTAGGGTTTGGTACGCCGATGACCCTATCACTCACACCACCGTGGAACGTTACCCAGACATTCCCGATGGCGCTACGGCTGATGAAATAAATCAGATAGTAGCAGACTTCAATATGGAAATGAAGGATTTGGAATCAAAGGGGTTGGCGACAAAGGTGTATCGAAGAGGAAGAATCGGTTATAAGTTCCAAAGAGCGGAGAACAAATCACAGCATATCGTAGACGTGAAGATTGCCGGAAGGACCCATTCTTTTGTTATCAACGGTAATCCTAGAGCAGCGCAGGCGTTGAATGGATTGCTGGAGAACTCGGGCGCAAAGGGTATCATGAAACCATTGAGTTCTATTTCAAGAATGATGGCGCAGTTGTGTACATCTTATAACCCTGAGTTCGTGATGCGAAACATCATGCGTGATGCGGAGTTTGCATCTAGCAACGTTACTTCTAAGGAGGGTGCAAGATATGGTGCTCTGTGGGCGAAGTACTATGCGCAATTGGGCTTGTATAAGGGTGCATCGAATATCAGCTTCAAGGATTTGAGCGGAACTACTGGCTTGGGCTTGTTTGCCAAGTATCGGAACGGAACCCTTGATACTTCTGACAAGGTACAGAGATATTTCAAGGAGTTTATGGAGAACGGCGGCGAAACCGGTTGGGTTCAGATCAAGAACATGCAGGACTGGACCAAGGAGTACAAGAAAGATGTGAAGAGCGAAAGAAGCAAGATTGACAAGGGCGGTGCTGCCCTTCGTGACTTCTTCTTCGGAAATCTTGCGAACATCAACGAGGTGGCTGAGAATATCGCCCGATTCGCTACCTATTGTGCGAGCCGAGACAGTAACCGTTCTATCATCCGTTCGGTCTATGATGCGAAGGAGGTATCTACCAACTTCAACCGCCATGGTAGCGGTGATGCCATCAAGAGCTTCAAGAATGGAGAAATGACTGGCGGCAGGGCAGCTGCAAGATGGGCTTACGGATTTACGGCTAGCTATCTGAGACATTGTTCTATGTTCTTCAATGCCGGTATTCAGAGTACAAATCTTCTTGTGAAGAACTTGAAGAATCATCCTGTGAGTACTTCTATTAATATGCTTGCCATTCCTTTTGCCCTCGGTGCGTTGGCTGCACTTGGTAACAATGTGCTGATTGCGAGTGAGGACGAGAAGGACAGAAAGGGAGTGAAGGACCCATACGGCGAGTTGCCTGACTACGTGAGAAGAAACAATCTCTGCATCTACAAGGGTGGCGGCCAGTTTATTACTATTCCGCTTGCCATCGAGCTGAGAGCCTTCTACGGTTTGGGTGACTTGGCAGCTGGCTTGACCTTCTCGCCAAACGTAAGCGGGCAGAAGAATCCTGCCTTGGATGCCGTAGGCTGTATGTCGCAGCTTGTGCCAGTGATGGACTATCTCGGTAACTCGTCGGCTGGTAAGGAGCCATTAAACGAGACGATCAAGGCTATCTCTCCTTCTGCCCTATCTCCTTTCGTGGAATGGGAGTTAAATACCGACTGGAAGGGTGCGCCGATTGAAAGACGTGGTGACTGGAATGAAAATTCCCCTGCTTGGCAGAGAGCCTACAAGGGTGTGCCTGATGGTTATCTGGCTGTGAATAAATGGGTGAATGCCCAGACTAACGATGTAGCCAAGGGTAATGAGGATATGCTGGGTAATAGTTTCCTGGATATGGTAACGAACCCTAGTATGCTGAATCATTACATCGGTGGTCTTGGCGGTGGTGCTGCTACCTTTACTGAGCGAGCTATCGGTGTTATCAAACATGGTAATGATACGGAAACAAAGGATATTCCTTTCCTTCGCTCCCTACTCTATACGCCAAATGAGCAGAGCAGCTTGCAGCGAACCAAGAGTAAGTGGTATAACTACAAGGACGAAATGGAGAAGACCATGGCCAACGTAGACCGACTGAAATCGAAGAACGTTCCGATTGACAAGAGAATCACGAATATCGGTGAGTATTTCCACTTCCAAAACTCCAAGGAGGCTGCCAAGGTTAGAATCATCGAGCTGGCAGAGAAACAGATGAAGCGATGGAAGAAACTCAGAGATAAATCTTCTGATACCGAGAGCATCAACTTCGCTAACCAGAATATTGACAGAATCATGATGGATGCGGTTGATGAACTAGATAGATTGGAATAATATAAAAAAGGAGTGGGCGTTGTGCTCACTCCTTTCTTGCTACTCCTAGATATGTTGCCTTGATGGGCTTTTCTCCATCATTAATGTAAACCTCTATATAGGTTCTATCATCTTCATCATCATTTTTGATGGTTAAGTAGGAATTTTTATCCATCTTAGAACCATGCGAACCCCACAAATGAAGATAACCTTCATTGCCATCCTTATCAAATTCATACAGAATTGCTTCTGATCCTAAATCTTTAAGATAATTCTTTTTTCCTATTTCAACTCTTGTTGTTGTAACAGAAAATCTGTGATACTCTCCAGAATAAAGTATCATCACATAATGATTGATGTAGGCACTATCTATCTGATATACTTTCCCATCATAGAGAAACTGGTTACTTACAGACGAATCATCGTTGCTGCTGCATGCACATAATGACAGAACTGCCATTAGGGTTATTAATAATTTCTTCATGAATCATGTTTTATGCGTTTGTATTTCTGGGTGCAAAGGTAGGGATTTTTTTGATAGGTTGTATCGGGGTTGGGGAAATTTCTGCATAGTTTAGACTTATTATAAATATGGGGGACTCAGCATAAAATGCTGAGGAACGGGGGCTAGAGGGGGCTTTTCTTGCTGGTGGCGGCTTGGCAGAGGGAGCCTAGGAGGTAGCAGGGTTCTTCGGTGTACATATTTATAAGGAACTGCTCGGATATGTGCTGAACTACATGGAGCATTTCGTGGGTGAGACTATTCGTATACTCCCCTTTTGAGGTGGTCCAACCTATTACTACTATCGTTTTTCTGGTATCTATGTTGGAATAGGTTATCCCTTTGTTGGGCTGACCTTCGAGCACGAGATTACAGGCATCTTCGAGAGGAATGCCGGCGCATCCCAAATCCCGAAGATGCCTTCTTACCTTCATGGCATCCTTTGAGTGGACATCGTACATTACGTGTACCGTCCAGTCATACCTTTCCAAATATATCTCCTGCTCAGTCAAAACTATTAACTTTAAACTATAAACTACAATATCTCTTCCCAAGGAATGCCTACACCATTGAAAGATGTGTCTGCATAGAAGCGGTTGAAGATGAAACCATCCTGCTGATCCTCATCGTCTACGTAGTCTTTGATGAACTGAGCCATCTGTTTCTCCTCTGTAATGGATGAGCCGTAGAAATCGGCTAAGCACATGTGTGCGATGTAGCAAGCATCGTAGCCCACATTATTCTCCAGCACGATATTGTTCTTTTTCAAGATGTCCTCAATATCATCCTTGCTCATCATGCGAATAGGTTTTCCATTCTTCCGCATCTGCTTTACTGCCCACTCACACATCTTCTTATTGAAGTGCCAGCCATTGTAGCGAAGGTAAGCCCTCATTTCCTCTGGCTGATAATCGTAGGCGTTCAAAGATTGTCTGTATTTTCTTTCCATAATCTTTCTGATATTAAAAAGGGTTTGGTAACGAAATCTGTTTCACTACCAAACCCCAAGTTAGTTAATACTCGTCGCCGTAGCTTCGATAATCACGTTCTCCACGGTCTCTGTCGTTACGTTGGCGCATGTCGTCGTACTCTTCATGCTCTCGCATACCACTTCTGCCTCCACGACCTCTGTAATCGGGCATGCGGTTGCGCTCGCCGTATCGGTCACGTCTGCCTTCACGCTTCATTTCGCCCAGACAGTTCATCGCCTTATCCAAGTAGCGCAAGCCCTTCTCTACGTTCTCATACAAGCCATCAAACTTGTCTTCTGTAATCTCAACCATTATCATAATTCTAAGATTTTTAAAGTGAATAGATAGGAGATTACTTGTTTATCGCCTGTTGGAGCAATCCCATCATTTTGTCGAGTTTGCCCTCCATGCCAGAAACCTTGCCTTCAAGCTTGCTGATCTTCTCAGTCTGTTCCCTCTCCTTGGCTATCTGGGGGTTGAGTTGCAATAGCATTCCCTCACAAGAATCAACAACTTTCTTGTGGTAATCTACGCTCTCCAGTATCGCCTTGGATTGTCTCAGCATCGTATCGACCTCTGCACTCATGGCTTCCTTGTTGTCGCTCACCACAAGGTTCTTGTCGTTGGCTATCTGTCCGTTGGCAGGTAACTGTTTGAAATCCACCTCCTCATCGTTCAGTTTCACCTTCACATCAACCACAGTTTCCATAGGCTGAGGCGTGAAGCCATTGTTGAAGGTAGGGTATTTCGTCTGAGGGTTGCTAACCGAAACAACCTGACCAATCTGCAAGTTCGGGTTTTCGCCCTTGTCTAGGACATAGAATAAAGAATTTGTTCTTAAACCTTGAAACATAATGTAATCTCCTATTATCTATTCTGTTTGTTAAACAATACCCGTCATAAGTTGAAGGGTGTTAGTGTCTCTCTCAAACCAGAGCTGAACAACTCCAGTTCCCGGCACGTCTGCAACCGTCAATGCCTCACCATCGAATTTGGTTACGGCTTGGGTTACGCCGTTGGTCTCGAAAAGGATAGGCAGCGTACCAGTCGTTCCAGTCGGAATAGCCTGTTTCAGATTTACGAAAATCGTTCCTCTGTAGTTGGCATTCACGAAGGCGTGGTTTTTAAAGGTGAACACCACATTGGCAGTATTCACCACCACGCCTGTAGAAGCGATAGCCGCCGAACCGTTACGATTCACCCAAGTAAAAGGTCTTAACCATAACATAGCAGCCTCCTTTCTTTAACCCCAGAATCCTGCACCGTTAGCAGCATTCAGTCCATACAAGCCAGCCTGATAAGCCACGCAGTTTGGAACCGCAGTGAATGGGCTGTAAGGGGTGGTTACTGTCTCCGGCAGCTTGCACTTGATACCTGCCACCTCGTTCTGCAGACCAGCCAATACATGATTGATAGGTGCTACAGCCTGACCCACGATTTGTGAAGTCATTGCGGAAGCTTTGAAAGTACTGTTCTCCTCACGCAGAGCGTCAATCTTGTTCTGCATTTCTCGCATCTCAGCCTGCTTCTGACCATCAACGATGGTCTGAGTGCTTTCCTTGATGGCGTTGTGCAAATCACAAGTCTGTCGCTGGGTCTCGTAAGCTACATTAGAGAAGCCACGCTCCTGACCTACTGCCACATTGTTAATGGCGTTCTGCAAGGTTCCAGTCTGCTGGCACATCGCCAACTTGATATTGCCGTCCATGGCGGTAATGTTGTTGTTGGTCTTGCAGCAGCATTCTGCCAACTGGGTAGCGATAGCGTTGTTACCCTGCATGATGGCAGTCAATACCTGATTAGCAGTCATGCCCATCTGATTGCCGACACCGCAAATTTCCTTGCTTACACCGTTGATGGCAGCGATAACGTTACCGGTAGTAGTGTTGAGAGCAGTAGCAAGCGACTGAACATCGTAGCCATTGCGCTGAACTGCCTGCATGATAACAGCCGTATTGGCATCGTTATTGAGCATAACGCCACCCTGTCCGTTAGGCATCAAGCAACCGCCATTGTTTCCACCGAAGAAGTTGCCTCTACCCATAAGAAGGAAGAGAAGCAAGATGGCAAACAAACCATCACCCCATCCGTTTCCATTGCCCTTGCCGTTGCAGAGAGCAAACAAACTTGGATCTACACCCTGTCGCTGCATAAGTGCTGGGAGCATAGCGAGAATGCTATTGAAACCGCCGCCCTGGCTGGTTCCGTTCTCCCCGAATACGTAAGTTTTTGACTCACTCATAATAAAATAGTTTATTCGTTTCGTTCACTATTGAACTTGGTGCAAAGTTACGAATAAGATGAAGCTCTGCCTAACTATGCTCAAAATAAAGTTTTTTAGGTTTAGATAACTGTCTTTCAATGATTTATGATGAGTAAGATAATGCTCAGTTATTTAGCATCTTTCTAAACTAGAAAGAAAGTAAGCTTTTGCCGGTACAACCTATTGAAATTTTTGCTACTTTTGCAGGAAAAATAAAATTATTGCGTATGGAAACAATTATCTCGATTACTGTATTTGCCGTGCTATTCATATTAGCCTGCCTGTCGTTATATCGTATATGTATGGTGGGTAAGACTAATAATAGTGCATTAGTTTCTAAGACAGATATGTATGATATGCGGTTTGCTCAAAAAATAAAAAGGATACATGTACGTGTATTAGCATTATTAGTCTTCGGGATGATTCTTGTTGTTGTATATCATTTCATGCCAACTAGGTTAGGTGATTACGTTTACATAGAAAGGGATTTGGCTAATCACAAGCAAACCATTCATTCAAATAGTTCATGCCCATTAATTAAAAAAGGATATAGTGTAAACGAAGTCCATTACTATACTTATACTCCTTACTTTGATTGTTTCTGTTCTAGATGCTTCTATGAATCAGATGCCATCAAATTAACTAAAGGGCAAAATAAGAACTTCTCTCACACGAAAGAATTGGGCTTGTAATAAGTAGCCGATTTATATTATCTTAGAGTCTCTATCTTAGTAAATAAAAGCAATAGGGTGCTACATTATGTAGCACCCTGTTTTTTGTCTATTCATACTTTGATTCCTCATACACCAAGTTATGCTCATCTACGTAAGCCTTGGCTTCTGAGTATGTGTCAAACTCTACTGCGGTGGCATTCACCGATGGGAATACCTCAGCATTGTCACCTTCCTCTGTGAGAGGGAACACCATATTGGTTCCCTCATGTACTACCTTGTACTTCTTAGTTAATTTATTCATATCTTGTTTCCTTTCTTTTTAATGTTAAACTTATGATACCTTATGCAGGAGTGATTGAGACGGTGTAGCCCTTGCTCTGCAAAGTCTGTACAGCTGCATCTGATGCAGAGGTGCGAGTGCCAATCAACGAGATTGTCTTATACCAAATATATTCACCAATAAACTTAGCTTCAAGCGTTGCCATATCGTTGAGGAAAGCATCAATATTATTACACTTACACTTTTCTAATGCTAAGATATTTGTTCTGTTTTTAATACCTGTCCATGTAAATGTGCCAGTATTACTGTCTCCTTGTACCCATAAAATATTATTTGGTAAAACAGATAAATCACCATAAACTCTTGTGCCTTTAAATTGTAATTGGTTAGTTTTTGTATTCTTATAAACAGAAATATCACCAGTTACTTTAGTATTCATAACACTTGGAATATCAGTAAGACCCGTCAATTTACCAAGCACAGAAATATCACCTGTTATCTGAGTGTTGGATAATTTTAAATGTACGAGACGCGTCAATTTACCAAGCACAGAAATATCACCTGTTATCTGAGTGTTGGATAAAAATAAGATTTGAAGACCCGTCAATTTACCAAGCACAGAAATATCACCTGTTATCTGAGTGTCGGATAACATTAGATTTGTGATATTTGGAGAATACTTCAGCGATTCTATATCGAAAGAAAGTTTACCTTTAAAATTTCCCCAAGATGTTGATAAGTAAACACCAAAACTTCCCAATGAATATTTTTCAGATACAACAATTTCATAATCACCATTGCTGTAATACACTAATGTTTCAGTATTAGCTGCAATATCCATTACCTTACCTTTATTTTCAGATAAAGTCTCATTCGTAAAATAACCATTACCTATAATGCGAAGTTGGGTATCTTTAGCATTTCGTACACTGAATTTTTGTGAATCAGCAGTAGGAGATTCTACCTTGCTAACTTTAATACAGAACTCACCAATACGTAACAGAGAGTCATTCTGTACAGAACCATTTAATTTTGTAATCAAACATTTTCCCATAATTATTTCTTTTTAAATTATTTATAATTCCATAAAATATCGCAAAAATCAATTCTCTTTTCTAGCCACATTTTGATTCTTTCCTTTGAATCATACATTCCGTTTGTATAATAGTTACCATCAGTTGTTGGTGTACTTCTTAAACATTCTTTCACACACTTATAATAGTAGTTATCATACTCACCCTTGCCATAACAAACAATAGTACCTACACTATAATTTGTTTCTGCATTATATGAATTTATAGATTCCAATTCACTCTTTGATAATGGTATGTATGGTTCCCAATGCTCATCAAGATTTGTTGGCTTTCTATATGATGGAGAATCATTCCATTTAGTTACACTCCTTTTTAAAGTATCAGTACCTAATCTGTCAAACCAATCATCAACTATCTTGTTTAGATTCTCTTTAGTTATGATACCTTTGTCTCTAAGAGTTTTATACATAGCCACAATCTCCTCTACATATAACCCTTTTATAGCTAAGAGAGGATTTGAGCCTCCAGTACCAAGAACTTCCCTAGACAGTGATGAAGTCCACAATATGCCGTTCCATGCTTTTCCAAGACAAGAATCGCAATCATAGATATTATATCCAACCTTTTTGTCATAGATGGTTATCTGAGCATTATTATACCATCCGTCCTGATTATAAGTCAATTCACAGAATACGATATATGCTAACAAATTATCAACATCAAAAGATTTCTCTACAATCTTTTTCTTTTCCTCGTTAGTAGATGCAGAGTTCACTTCCGACTTATACGCCTGACACGCTTCTATAATAGCTTTTGTCTTTGCAGTATTTACCATATCCTTATTGGCAGCATTATAATCTACAGATGTGACTTTAAATGTATCAGTGCCAGTTGTTGCAGCATTTAATTTTGAGAATGTGTATTGCTGACCGGCAACAGTGTCTGTACCAATAAGCTCTCCCATGTGTGTATCAGCATCATATTCCTCGCCATCTACACAAATAAGTTTTTTAGGATTACGTATTTCTGCCTTTATCCAATTAAAACTATCCTCATTAAACATACCTCCAACATTATCTATCAGAATGCTGGTATAGTCTTTTTTGTTCATGGAATAGTTTTTCCTGTTCTTTTTAAGAGACCATATAAAGAGACCATAATACTCACCATTCAGATACACTTCGCAAGGAAATTGTGAAGGCATACATTTGGCTTGTGAAACATCGTCCTCCATATCACCTGTTCCACCTATAAGAACATTATCTGAACTTATGTGAAATCTGTTTGAACGTACATTAAGGAATGATATGATTTGCTCACCAATTTCATAGCAAATTGGCTGTATTGATTTTAATGAATCCTTGTAGAAGGCTTTAAGATGAAAACCGTCCTGTGCTACCCAATCACCGAACTTTATTTCAAACTCATTACCACCCCAATCATCTGAAAACAAATCTATTGCACAAGACTTCATAGGGTCAGCCATGGTGCTAGAACCCTGTGCATTAAGATATGCTTTTATCTTAAAATAGTTTCCTGCAAAATCAAAGAACTCAATATAAGCCTTATCATTAACCAACTTCTTGCTAGGCATTTGATTAACACCAGTAATATTGATTACAGCTTTAGTAGGAATTGGTAATTCAAGAGCAGAATCATGCTTGTCATACCAGTCACTCCAATCAGTTTTACCTTTAATGTCAAACCCATTTGCTTTGAGAGCATCTTGAATATTATTCACACTATTGCCTTTGAGATTGAGGTTTGAAACATCAAGATTAGTAACTTCCATATCATGCTCATGTTTCTTTCCACTTGAATCACGATATGACATTACCTTATTTTCTGCATCAGTTGTAATCTCAGTCCTTCCCTCAGGGTCTTCAATATGGGAAAATTCTGTTGGGATAGTTTCAGACTTGGCATTATGAATATAGTGACTGCCATCAGGATTTGTTGCAGAAAGAACCTTTCCGTCTGCATCTTTCTCTACTGCCATATACTCAGGATTCTCCTGCAAAGAGAAAATATCAAGAAGTTCTTTGAGATTGTTATCTATTGTACCTACCATTTCCTGCAATGATGCAAGGTCTGATTGCACCTGATAGATAACTTGCTTCAAGGCATTGACAGCATGGATTTCACCAATGACCTCACCGTCTCTTCTGATTCCAAGAACTACTTTATCGTCAGTAGTAACCCAAGCAGCAAAGTATTCTTCATTCTGAATAACGTGGTACATTTCATTGAGAGGATAATATGGCTTGCCAGTTGCTCGGTAGATACCAAACAGAACCTTATCATCTGAATCCACTATAGCTTTGAGGAACTCTTCGTTCTCAATTATTCTAAAGCACTCTTTTACTTCATCTTCAATGAGAGACTTGCCTTCCTCTTTGTCAACTTTGCCTTCTTGCAATGCAGTAATGCTTGAAGATAATTCTTCTTTGGCAGTATTAATAGCTTCAAGAACATCTGTCTTATCCAGCTGGCACTGGTTGATAATCTCCTGCAACTTTGCTTTTATTGGTGCAGGAATACCTTTGCCCCAATCTACTTCACCATCCAAATTGATGGTAAACAATAGATGGTCATTTGCGTCTACAATTACCTTGATGAACTCTGGAGACTCAATCTCTCGGAATGGAAGAGCAAACTGGGAGACTACTTTATCCTTTGAATCACCGAACTCTTGGGCTATGTTCTCTTTGTCGAACTTCTTATCAAGTTCTGTAGCTACCTCTGACTTCTCTGCCTTGGCTTCAATGATAGTATCTTGCTCCTTGTTTTTTGCAGCAAGTTCATCAATAGCTCCTTGGGCAGTGACTGCTGTCATGCCACTAGTCTCATTATTATAAGAGACAGCAGTGGCAGTAGATGCTCCACCTGAGACGGTGATGTCTTTGATGGCATCCTCCAACTGATGGGTCTTTTCACCTATCTGCTGCAAGTTCTCTTTATCTCCTTCAAGAAACACTTGCTTGGCAGAGGCAATCTTACCCTTCTTGGTCTTGGCTAGAAGCTCGTCTGTTAAATTTATACTCATATTATATAATCTTTATACATTTATGATATTACTAAATTCCATGTAGCTGCGGTGAGAGGATTGGCTGTGCGGTATGCCTTGAAACTGCCTAGATTATTTGTGATAGTCTGAGGAGCAGATAAAGGAACATCGAATCCTGCACTAGTTACATGGGCGATTGAGAGATAACTAGGTACTACAAGCCAGATGTAATCATTATCCTTGGTTGTGATACTAGGATTGAATGATACTCCTGTGGATGATACCTTGTTAAGCGTATTGAGGATTTCAGCGGTCATGGTGGCAGCTGGGTTCCCTCCAAAGTAGCAGAGGTATCGGGTCTGTGATGTGCTCTTGCCAGTTCTGCCCTTCTTGGTTACTGCATACTTGAAGATTTCTCTTGCTCCTTCGATTGGGGTGGATAGGGTTCCACCTGATGATGGAGTGGTTGAGATATTCTTTGCGGCATTGTCGTTAATCTGTTTACTGATGATGGAAGTATCAGGTACAAGGGGCTTGTTGTCGCTTGAAACAGAATAGCGAATCTCTGTCTGCATCGTACCTACATTCGGTGTGATGGTAAAGCCTAACGTAATAGGATAAACCGTATCGTTCAGCTTGGCTAGATTCTCGTCAACGTCCTGAATCAATTCTACTAGGTTATCGGGAAGTCCAGTGGCAGACTCGATGGCTTTGCGAAGTTCTGGGTCGAGCTTGTCTAGCTTCATTGTTCCGTCTGCTAACTTGTCGTTGGTTACGGAACCATTCTCGATTTTATCTGTAGATACGGAATCTTTTGCCAGTTTCGAATTAACAATGCTTTCGTTAACCACTTGCAAAGAACCGACTGCATCATCTGCAATCTTATCGTTGGTGATAGACTTCCTAGCTACCTTTTCCGTTGTTACAGACTCGTTGACAAGATGCTTGGATTCCAAGGATGCCTCACGGACCACTCTACCATCTACAGACTGGTCTCCAAGCTTTGGGTTGGTGATAGCCTTCTCCTCTACCTTCTCGGTGGTTACTGCCCGGTCGTTAAGCTTCTCGGTGATGATTGCCTTATTCTTGACCTTATCGTAGGTGACTGCCTCGGGGGAAAGTTTGGAGTTATCTACCGACTGGTCGGCGATTTTCTCCTTGGTTACATTCTGATCAGCAATCTTTGAAGTTGATACGGCTCCATCGGCAAGTTTGCTTGTCGTGACATTCTCGTCGGCTATCTTTTCTGTCTTGATGGCTCCATCGGGAAGCTTGTCTGTGCTTACCGCACCTTCTGCCAACTTCTCGGTCGTAACATTACCGTCACGAATTTTGTCTTTCGTGATGGCTTGGTCATTGATGTCGTCTGTTTTCATCATCGGCACCATACCGCCTATTTTTATATCGTCTCTAAATGTAGGCATATTTAATTTCTTTTGGTTCTGATGAAGTGAATATCTGAATCTTTACGGTCTCTGGGACAACTCGCATACGAAGATAGAACTTATTTGTGTTCTTGTTGGCACGGATGGGGACGCGAGGTTTCTTGCCATCGCCCTTATCTTGCCGGATGATGAGTTTGCCCGGGTGTTTGAGCGTAATCATCAAATAGATGTCACGATGCAGAGTAATCTCTGGTGATACCCATGCAAGTTCTTCTTCGTTATAATTCGTTGATACATACTCCATTTTGTACAGTTAATAATTAAAAGTTAATAATTAATAGTCTTCCTATCCTACTACTTTGTGCTAACGCCTAGCTGCTGCAAGGCTATCGTGTACATCTGATTTGCCTTGGTATCATCGTAGGCTGATAGGAGGAGAAAGGCGAGATAGTAGATGAAGGCATTCGAAAGTTTATCGGGGATGGCTACATCAGTTGTATCTGATGTTATGATCACATTTTTTGGAACGCCTACAAAGGAAATGACGGCTTTTGTTGGTATTGGCTGCAAGAGGATGCAGATAGGATTCTCTCGCATGATTGTTGCCAAAGGACGGTCTGCAGTTCCCTTTGCTGTATCATCGTACATCATAAGAGCCTCATCGTCGGTATCTTCTACTGGCGTTACTGCCTTGAACCAGCCTTCGCCACGAACTCGGGAGATATTGATAACCTCGGTATCGCTAGGCATCGTAATTGCTCCAATGCCTCTTGTTTCGTCAAAGCTTTCTACCTTAATGGTTGAAGTAGTCGTTGCATCTACCTTCTTGGAGTCGGATAAGACAGGAGAAGATGCAGCAGTAATGGCGACCCAATGCAGCGCATCGTTTATCTTCGCCTTGATGATGTTGTCCATATACAAATCATCCTTCTCATCGGTAATTTCCGATGTGTTGTTGGATTCCTCGTCTATGCACCAACGTACTGCCTTTATGATGTCTTCTACCTTCATTTCACCTTATTATATATATTACTCCTTGCCGTAATCTGGGAAAATAAGACCAGCCTTGTCTGCATGTTTCATGGCAGTTTCAAGGGTTCTGCAATCCTTGTCAAAACGGTTGTTTATGTAATTAATAACTTCTTCCGCTGTACGGATGCCTGCTACCTCCTCTTTCTGTGACTTTTTTGTAGTCTTCTTTGCCGGCTCATTTACAGACGCCTCTTCCTGCACAATATCCGACTCTTCAAGAGTTGTACGAATACAAGTAACCTTTCCGCTCCTTACCAATTCATGGTTATCCAAAAGGTCTTGCGCATATTTGTTGCGAAGAGTAAGCTCTGGGCATTTGCGCATGTAAGTGTTGCCATGAGTAAAGTTGTAGCGCATAGAATTACCGCCAGCACCGGAAATCGTAAGGCTTACATTATTACACAGCTCGTTATATCTATATGTCTTAATCATTATTTTGTATTTTAATAACAAAGGGACAGGGCTATTAACTCCTGCCCCTCTGCGTGATTTTATATATTAAAGATGAAAAAGATGCCTTATGCAGCAACGTCCATGCCGGCATACAAGTTCCACTTGGTACCATCGTACTCGTAAACCTTACCCTTCTCGTAGGTTGTCTCATCCTTGGTGTAATCCTCTGTTAAAGCCACCTTCATGCCCTTAGAAGCAGTATCAGGGAGAGTCTTCAGAGATATGATGCTGTTCACGATGCCAGTAACACCAAGGTTAGTGATGAATGCCTCTGGACCAACCAAGATAGAGTTGTAGCCACGAAGAGCAATACAATCGGCCTCAATGTGCATGTATCGCTTAGCCTCACGTGGATCGTAACCATCCTTGCTCATGTCATTGGTCTTATCCTTGCCCTTCTCCTTCACGTAGTGACGAGCACCCTTCAAGTCCATACCAACCATGCAGTCTCCCATGTGCATCATGTCAAGAGTCTGATCCCAAACGAAATCAATAGTACCGTAGTTGTCAACGTAGCGAGAGAAGGTAATGTCGATTTCCTTGTGAGTAGAAAGAACCTCTGTGCGACCCTTTGGAATCTCAATGTTCATCAAGCGCTTGATTGCGTTCTTGCCACAGAACATATAGATGTGGTCTGACTCAGAGAAGTCTGTGAACATCAACATACTGATAGCAGTCAAATCCTCGTACTTGTAAACCTCACCGATACCATACTGGTTAGTCAACTGATTCAAGATGCCATCTGCGAAGTAGGTGTACTCATCAGCACCGTCATTGGTGGTAGAGTGAATGCGAGCCTTGGTACCCATCCAATAAGAACGCTCAGCACGCATCTTGTACTTGTTGAGTGCATCTTCCTTCATATCCTTTACGGTATGAGGAATTTTCTTCTTCATGGTCTCGAAGCCCTCTGTGAAGACGATAGAGAATGCTCGCTTCTGGAGATAAACATCAGCAGAACGTGGCTGGTAGTTCTCAGCAGGAACCTTCATCTGAGACTCAGAGAGCGCTGTAGAAGCTGCCAAAATAACTGTACCAACAGGAATGTCCGGGCAAGTCATATTTTCCAAGAACTCGCAATCGGCACCCTCCTCATTAGCCTTACCATTGATAGCCTGCAAGGTAACCTCAGTACCTGACTTGTTGGCGCTGGTAACAAAGAGAACCAAACGACCTTCACGAACTGTAGTAGAGCCACGCTTGTAACCAGCTACGGTAGGAACGATAGCAGTAGAACCCTCGTAGAATGGCTTCAAAGAACCTGAGAAGTTGGTCTTGGTAAGCTTGATGGAAGCACCAGTAGCAATAGGCTGTGTAACCTCACCGTCCAAGGTCTCACCACCATAGCGTGCGTGTTTCTTCTTGTAGCCAGTACAAGGAACCGTTGTGGTAAACTTCTTGACGATAGAAAGGAGAGGTGTATGATATGGGCGGAACTTGATCTCACCCGTGTCCCAGTCTTCCTCTTCAAGACCGCCTTGGTCCATCTGTGTAGCAGAAGCCTGCGTACCAGTCAAAGACTGACCAGCAGTTTTACCACCAGGGGCAAGCATGTCGTTCTTATCCTTATCTACCTGCTCATTTGCAGCTGTCTCTTCAGTTGTTGCAGGCTTAGAACCCGGCTCGTTCAAATCTGGTTCAACATCATCACCAACAGCCATTACGCCACCGCCTGTAGCAACTGCAAGAAGCATCAGAATCATCTTAAAGATGAACTGACGATCAGAAAAATAATTAATTGCTTTCTTCATTTTATACATATATTTATGGATTAATAATCTTGTGTTAACCAATATCATCAAAGAAGCTGGATGCTCTCTTCTTAGTTTTCTTCTTAGCTGGTGCGTTTCCTGCACCCGAACTAGAAAGTGAAGGAGGAATACCCTCGTTTGCGGAAGAGCGAACCTTATTCTGAATCTTTTCGTTTCGGGCTTGCATAGCCGCCTCGTCGCGCGCCGAAGTGATGTCGGAATCGTAGTTGTTGGCATTGTGGAGCATCTTCCAAATATCATCTGAAATATCGCCACTCTCTACCTTGTCGTGAATCTCGTAAATCTGGGACCACATATCCTGTGCATCATCGGGATAGAGCTTCATCAGGCGTTCAAGCGACTTGCGCATGTTGGCAGTAACCTTCTCGGTAGCCTCGTTCTGTTCAGCCACGTCCTCGTTGTGCTTGGCGAGAATCTCAGCGAGTTTCTTGCCGCCTTCAGGATCATCAAGCAACGTCTTTACATCAATACCCAAGCGGGCCATCGCATCAAACGGATTGTCGTCCGGATTTTTCTCCATATCCATCGCCAGAGCAGCGAGCCACTTGTGCTTGTCGAACACTTTAGACAATGCCTTACCGCTCTGTTCGTACTGTCCGAGCAAATCAGCATCATCATTCATTGCCGCATAACGAGCTTCCTTGTCTTCGAAGTCGATGTCAGAATGGCGATTAGAGAAGCGCTTGGAGAAAGCTGTACGATTAGGACGCTCATCTACAGACGTTTCATCTGTAGCAGCCTCAGCAGGTGGAGCCTGTTGAGCACCACCTTCCTCATTCATCTGTGCTAATTCTTCTTTTGTCATATCTCTATACTGTTTGAAACTTTTCGGCAAAAATGCAAATAATTTGAAGAAGTTTTGCCGTGCTCCAACCTTGCGCTTGGTGGTTGGTTGGAACACGGCAAAGAAAGCCGTGTTTTTGCCTATTTTTGCGCCTATAATTAATAATGTATAAGAAAATGGTAAAGGCAAGAATACTGACACTTAGCAAAGTGATGCCTCAACATAAGTATGACTCGGTTAAGGCTCGCAAGCGAAGACAAGAACACGGCAAGGACGAGGAGTTACTCAGCCGATGCAGAAATGCTTGGAATAACCTGAGCGGTGTGCGAGAAACGAGGGCGAGAACGATGCGCTACTGCATGGGCGACCAATGGAGCGACACCATCAGAGTATACCATCATGGCTACTGGGAAGAAATGACAGAGCGCACCTATATGGAGAAGCGCAACCAGACACCTATGATCAACAACATCATGGTGAGCATACTGGAATCTATTGCCGGTCTTTATGCCAAGCAGGGAACGGAACCGGTCTGCTTTGCAAGAGACAGCGACTCCCGACAACTGAGCGACATGATGAGTGCCACGATGCAATGCAACTGGCAGACAACGTACATGCAAGATGTGCTGAACCACGCCATTAAGGACTATCTTATGGGCGGTCAGATGTTTGTCAGAGAGAGTTGGGAGGCAAAGGAACTTGAAATGCCCGACTCATGGACAGACGCGATGGAACCCGACCACATGTTTTTTGAATGCGGCAGCGACCCACGGCATAATGACGTGAGTCTTATCGGTGTGCTGCATGACGTGAGCCGAGAAGACTTGTATCAGAAGTTTGCCAAAAAGGAATATGGGCTTACAGAAGATGATCTGAATGCTATCTTTGATATTTATCCTTTGGATGATAACAGCTACGGCTATGAGTTTAACGAAGAAAAGGCGTTGGAGAATCTTAGTTTCGACCATAGCAACAAGGGAAGACATTATTCCAGAGTGATTGAGGTATGGACCACGGAAACCAAGCCAAGACTGCAATGCTTTGACCCTATTGCAACTACAGGAACCGGTGCTTACTTCCGCATAGATTTGGATGATACTGCGATGATACAGAAGCTGCGCAACGACAATATGAAGCGCAAGCAGCAGTATGACGAAATGGGTATAGCGGAAGAAGACAGAGCGTACATCACCAGCGAAGAGATTGCAGATAAGTACTGGTATTATACCTACATGGCGCCAGACGGAACTATCCTCTGCCAGGGCGAAACTCCATACGACTACAAAAGCCATCCTTTCACGATGAAACTCTATCCGTATATCAACGGAGAGATTCATCCATTCCTTGCCAACATCATAGACCAGCAGCGATACATCAACCGACTGATTGTGATGAACGACATGGCCATCAGAAGCAGTTTCAAGGGATTCAAGATGATTCCTACGAATGTGCTTAACGGCAGGACACCAGAACAGTTTATGGAAGAGGCGGTAGAGTATGACGGATGGATATTCTACAAGCCATCGGTAAAGACACCGAATGTGAAGCCAGAGATTATTACATCGAATGCCGTGAACATCGGTACGAATGAACTCTTGCAGATAGAGCTGAACCTGATTCGAGAGGTTACCAACGTGAGCGGTGCTTTGCAGGGTAAGACTCCATCGGCAGGAACATCGGCAGCCAGATATGCACAGGAAAGCCAGAATGCAACCACGTCTCTGTATACCATCCTTGCCGACATGGACGTGTTTACGGAGAAGCTGGCAACCAAGAAGTGCATGACTATACAGCAGTACTACGAAGACGGAAGAAGGGTTTACGACCGGAACTTCAATACGGTTTACAAGTACGACCGCCTTTCGGCAAGAGATATTCACTTCAAGATCAGCATCAAGAATGCAGCAGCTACGGCAGCCTTCAATACGATGCAGAACGATACGCTTGACAAGCTTCTTGATATGGGCGGCATCAACATCATCCAGTATCTGCAGAACCTCAACGCACCATTTGCAGACAAGTTGCTTGCCAGCGTACAGGAGCAGCAGGCTCAGCTTGAACAGATGTATCAGCAGCAACAGGCAATGGCTATGCAGCAAGGCGGCGGTCAGGTAGAAAACGGAATTGTGCAGGGTGCAGACCAGAATGCAGTAGCACAGGCACAGAGTGCATTAGGATATAACAGAGCAGCATAAGGTATGGCAGAAGAAACGAAATTAGTAACAATCAGCATGGAGTCCATCGAAGGTGATGTGACGAAGCAGGTTTCAGTTATCGCAAAGAGGCTGAAAGACAAGGATGGTGTTTCTCTTTTTGGAAGCACGACCCTATCATCTGTAGAGAAAATGGTGATAAGGCAATACATCGAATCAGCGGTTCGAAGTTTTGCCGGCGAAATGGCACCAGTAGTAAAAACCTATCTGGATTCTTCACTTCCTGCATCAGTAACTTTCAATGTGACCCGACTGAACGAAGGACACAAGAATGCTTTCGAAAGTTGCTTTATGGGATATGTAAGGGCGTACACAGCCTACATGGTGCTAACTTTGAGCAGTACAGAGCAAGCGAAAGTGTACTCAGAAGAAATGAATATGCACTTGAAGGCAGCAATACAGCTTGTATTCGACAAGATGCCACCTCCTACATCAGTAAAGACATTGAAAGACATGACTGGTTCCATAGAGAACGAGCCACAGTTAGAAACCATTAAACAAGGATAAGCTATGATTATAAAATTTCAAATTATCAAATCGGTAGTGATTGAGGCAGTAAAGTCGACAACCTACCTGAAAGCAAAGATAGACAGTTCTACTGACGAAAGAAACATCAAGACTGGTTTTCAAGAGGCAGCAGGTGACGATGAGGTACATGAAAGAACGCTTACGCACGACTTTCAGACTGCCTTAGAAATGACAAAGACCATTCTTGCAGAATATATCGTTCCTACTGCACAAACAGTAGGAGATAACATCATCTACTACAACGACAAAGATGATGATATAGTAGAATTTGTTCTGAACGCCTCACGAAGATGTAACGGAACGTTGACCGATACTCTGGCACGACTGGTGGCAAAATACGTTGAGGACTACATGATTTACCAGTGGTGGTTAAAGACTACGAATCTGAAACAGGCAGAGCCATATCAGGCTACACTTGCACTAGACGAGCAGAGCATCAGAAGATGTTTCGTTCTGAGTGGCCCGGCAGTTCCTACTGTTCCTTACACCCAACATCTGACCGCAAAGGTGGACGGAAGCGAAGAGGACGGAGCAGTAACCATACGGATTGACGATATGGAAGTTACCCTATCCTACTCTATTGACGAAGGAACCATTGATGATATTGAGGCAAGAAGCAGTGACCCTAGCATACTGGAAGTACACAGAAGTCAGGAGCCACATGCTTTCTGGCTGAAGCCTATCAATACAGGTGTGGCAATCATCACTCTATTCTCCAGACACAGCGACAAACTGGAAGTGGAAGTAGAAGCAACCGTAGCAAAGGAGGTATAAGATGGAGTTTAATAAATTACACCCAACACATTTTATCCGAGAGAGAGGATGGAAGCCCGAGCCAAATCCTTTCTTGCCGAAGCCACGAAGAGCAGGGCACGGCTATTGGGATAAACATATCTTTATCTATGCCACACAACTCTGGTATGATATTGATGCAAACACAAATATGGTAGGACGCGCAAGACGGAACATGAAGGACGCGCAAGGCGAAGACATTCCGACAAGCGAGAACGATCAGGAACGTCCACTCTTCTACAGATGGTTTGACAAGTATATTAATAAGGTGGAAGCAAATCTGTCTGCCTATGTAATGAAACCAGAAGGAAGGGTTAGAGATAATGCCCTGAGAGAATGGGATGAAAAGGAGATATGGCTGAAATTTCCCGACTACTGGGATGATACCAAATATGATGCACTCGTCAAGCTGATACACGACTATATCGTGACCGGTGCGCTATACGAATACTTTATGCGCACATTGACAAGCAAGGACCCTCTGACGATAGACCAGTTGAACCAACTGGACGAACTGGAGATAGACATCATAGACTGCGCCAACTCAACCAAGCCGGGCAGCATGATTCACACATTAAAACCCTTCGGATAATAAAAAAGCGAGCGTATGGAAGATTTTGAAATGGATGGATTTAAGTCTGTAAGGGAGATACAGAAGGAAAAGAAGGAGAAGGTAAAGAAACTTCTCCCTGCAAGAAAGAGTGCCCAAAAGGAATATATACGTGACTGGCTGGCAAGGAGCCAAGAGCAGTTTGAGGATTGTATGAACCAACTGGCAGAGTATGATCCTAAGACATACGTCACCATCTACAAAGACCTTACCAAGCACATGATACCAAAGCAGACAGAAGTAAGCGTTACCCACGGAATAGATGCAGACTTCAAGCAGCTTATGGCACTCGGTATGACAACCGTAGAAGATGAAGACGAGGCAGACGTATTGGATATAAGCAAAGCACCCGAGATACAGGATGCAGATTTTGAGGAACTAAACGATTTAACGGATGGCTCTAGTAACTGAACAGGAAATAGATAATCTCGTAGCGGAAAATCAGGAGCGATACGATGAGATTTATGGCACCTACGACCCTATGACGGGCGAAGGTTGCTATAACTTTGAGCATCGTGTGAAGATAGAGCTATCCGATTTCTTCATTCCCAAGATGTGGGTTCCGAAGAAGACCGCCAAATCTGTTCTGTTCAGAGGTCTGAGAAAGATGGGCAGTCTGAAAGACTACATCAACTATGTGTTGCACCAGAAGGATGATGCCCAGCATTTCCAAATGCTTACCTTTGCCATCTGTAGAGTGAGGTTCATGGAAGACCCCGAGTTTGCCCTATACGTGACCGATAAGATTGAGGATAAGAAGACCGGTAAGATGATTCCTTTCAAGCTGAACTATCCTCAAAGAAAGCAACTGAAGATTATGGAAGACCTGCGGAATGCCCACAAACCGGTGTTCGTGGTTATTCTGAAAGCACGTCAGTGGGGCGGCTCTACTCTATCCCAGCTTTACATTAAATGGATTCAAGACTATAGGCGCGATGGTTGGAATGCCATTGTGCTTGCCCAACAGAAGAATACCGCCAAGAAGATTAAGGCGATGTACCGAAAGGCTTTGGAGCGGCAGCCGGGGTGGACCGTGGGGCATCAGGGCGCAAAACTCCAGTTCTCGCCATACGAAAATTCTCCCGACGATTTCCAAGTAACGGATGGTGTGAAGGCAATCAGACGAAGTACGCTGACGGTAGCATCCTTCGAGAACTTCGATTCTGTGCGTGGTAGTAACTTCCACTGCGCCCACTATTCGGAGGTGGCCTATTGGAAGAAGACGCCAGAGCATGATCCTGAGGGTGTTATTTCTTCTATATCCGGTGGTATCGACCCATTGGAAGACAACGTTGAGATATTCGAGAGTACCGGTAGAGGTAACTCTGGTTTCTTCTACGACAAGTGCCAGTTGGCAATGGACCCAAAGAATAATGATGCTTATTCGTTCCTCTTTATTCCTTGTTTCTTTATTGAGAAGGATATGACTCATGTAGAGAACAGAAGAGCATTTGCCAAGTGGCTTTTGCAGAACAGAGACCGAAGCACCTGCCCGAAGGGCTATCGTGAGACAGGAAAGTTCTTCTGGCGAATGTGGCAGAAGGGTGCTTGCTTTGAGGCGATAGAATGGTACAGAAACTATAGAAACAAGTTTACTACCCATGCGGCATGTGCTACCGAGGCTCCTATTGATGAGGAAGATGCGTTCAGAAACTCTGGTAGACTGGTATTCAATCCTTATTCTATAGACGACATGCAGGCTTTGTATAAGCAAGACCCTAAGTTTACTGCCGACATCGTAGTGAACATCAGCGTGAAGGATGATAACACCATTCCGAACTCGAAGGTGAAACTGAGAGACGATGGTGAGGGAGACTTGAAGATTTGGGCTGTGCCAAACTGTCTGCAAGTTGAGAACAGATATTTGGTGAGCGTGGATATTGGCGGTAAGAGTACGACATCGGACTATACCGTTATGACCGTGATAGACCGATTCGGTATGATTCCTACGGTGAAGGGCAAGCCAAAAGTGGTAGCGAGATACAGAGGACATGTTAGACATGATAAACTGGCATGGATGGCTGCTGCCCTAGCCCATTATTATGATGATGCGCTGCTGGTGATAGAGAGTAATACGGCTGACCGAGAGAAGAACAATAACACGGAGGGTGATCACTTCCTGACCATTCTGCAGGAGATTGCCGACTACTACGATAATCTGTATCAGAGAACGAGCAGTTCGGAGAATGTGGAAGATAACGTACTGGCGAAATATGGTTTCCAAACCAACAAGCTGACGAAGCAGCAGGTGATTGATAACTTGGAAGAGTTTATTGATGATAACCTGTATGAGGAGCCAGACAAGGAAATGTATCATGAGTTGCGCATATATGAGCGACATGATGATGGCAGCTTGGGTAACATCGTGGGTAACGGAAACCATGATGATGTGGTAATGAGTACCGGCATCGGTCTCTTTGTGAGTCTTACGGACATGGAGAAACCTAGCTGGAAGAAAGCGGAAAGAAGAAGCCGCGGTGGCGATGGTGTTCATACGGCGGCGAAAATTTAGGGGGAATGTTAAGTGTTAAATGTTAAGTGTTAAATTTTATGGAAAGAAACTTAGAAAGACAAACTTTGAGCTTTAGCAAGGGCATGACGAATGTGCCTAGCGACTTGCTTTCAGATGATTCTGAACTGCTGGAGAGTGACGGATTTATCTTTAAGGATGGAGAAATGAAGGCGGTGCAGAAGCCCAAATATGTAACAAACGGCAGACCTATATTATATATTCACAAAGGCGCTGACTACAGAACATACGTCATGTTCAACGAAAAAAGCAAATACAATAAAGACCAAAAAGATGAAATTATCTTTGCTAAAAGTAAAGAGGATGGAACTATCGAGTCAGGGCCATGGCAAGCATTCGAAATAGATGTTGAAATCTATGATGTAAATAGCGTAGGTAATACGGTGGTTGTTACTACAAGTGGCGGGTTGTACTATTTTGTATACAAGTCTAAGACCTACAAGTTTCTGAAAGATTTTCCTGAACTAGCATATCAGTTTTCTTTCGAGAAACCGAGTTATGCAGGTTCGTTTCGACCAGACGAGTACGACAGAACACTCATGAATGTAAACAACTGCGTTGACCATACGGCAAACCAGACGATGTATTATGATGCGAACGGAGCATTTATAAAACAAGGAGGAACAGAACCTAGCGGCATAGTCCAAACAGGTCAATTCCATTATTTTTGGATTAAGTCAGATGGAACTGATGCAAAATATTACAATGAATTCCAGGAAACCGTACAGGGTCATGTGATGCAGGCGATTAATTGGGTAAAAAGCAAGAATATGTTTGCGTTCCCTTTTTTTATCAGGTGTGCATTCAAGCTATATGATGGAAGTTATACGAAAATAACAGCCCCTATCATCTGCTATCCTACAGTAAACAGAAATTGCCGATTCAGTGGAGCAACATTTCACAACAAATACTATAACGATTTAAATCAAATGACTGGTACAGAAAGTATTTTCTACTTTATTGAATATAGTGAGCTTAGATTTAAATTCGGTTCGATAAGCGAAGATTGGAAAGACATCATCAAGGAGATTGTCGTTTTTGCTACAGAACAGGTTATTCCGTTCGAAATCAGTAAAGGCTGGCGTTTTTTATCTCCTAACGACACCCATAGAAAGCCATTTGCCAACTATGGATTTTCATCATACAAAGAAGATGTATTTAATTATGACCGCCCTTCGAAAATTATTCCTCATAGCGAGATACAGCCTACGTACAAAACGGACCAAGATATAATAGAAGAGCTGAAAGGTAAGACGCAATTCTATAAATTATTCTCTGTCGGAATCAATACGAAGGGGTTAGGAGAAGCAGGAGACTGGTTTTACTCTGTGAATGGAACACATTACGGGCAGCCGACATTCATAGCAGACGGAGTAGTAAGCAACCTGTCTACACAAACCCAACTGAAAGTAGACGATTACTATAACTGGGCAAAGCTTACCTCAAAAAAGATTTATACTTACAATAACCGCCTACACCTTTATGATGTAGAGCGCTACCCTTTTGCCGGTTTCAAAAAGCTCGTAGGAAGAGAAGGTTTAGCAAGCGATAATAATTATATAATGTATACGCATATTGTATCAAATTTGGTTGATACTTGGACTATGAGCGAAATAGGCATAAGTGACTCTTTCTTGCGTGGCTGGTTTTATTATCCGGATCCTAATGCAAAAGAAATCATATTGTACGGCTCTGGCAAGTATCTGAGTATACCTCTAACAGAACACCCTTTTCTGAACGGAGCTTATTCTTTTACCAACCTTCCTTCAAAAGATGGCGATGCAACTTTTGAAACTATAACAGAAGAAGAACTTCTGGAAAAGATAAAAAACCTGAATATTCCTGAGGTTTTAAACTCACAGATATTTACTTCTGTCGTAAACAATCCATTTGTTTTCGAGGCATCTGGCGATAATACGATAGGTACAGGAAAGATAATAGGAATAGTTGCCAACACGGAAGCAGTGAGTCAGGGACAGTTCGGTCAATATCCTCTGTTAGTGTTTACTGACGAAGGAATATACGCAATGAGCGTAACATCAGAAGGTCTTTATGGAAGCGTTCATCCTATTTCAAGAGAAGTATGTAACAATCCTGATAGTATTACGCCAACAGACAGGCTTGTATACTTTACATCTGACAAAGGACTTATGGCTATATCTGGTGGTACCGCAAAATGCGTAAGCACGTCAATGAGCGGAAAGATTCCAAAGAACTTCAAGAAGCTACAGACAGAAAGTTTCTTAGATTTCTTGAAGAATTGCATTATAGCTTATGACTATAGAGATTCGCTGCTGAGAATATACAAAAAGAGTAAAGGTTGGTTTGAGAATGAATCGGGAGAGCAGGACTTTGATGAGAATGAAAAGATATACTATATATATAATATGGTAGACGGTACATTCGGTATGTCTGTAGCAGATGCGCCTATTGACAAAATAGCAAACGACTATCCGGACAACGTTGTGCAGGATATTGCCATGTCTATCTTCACGTTGACAGGAAAACCAGACATCAACGAAGATACGGAAAGCTATAGCGGCTCATTTACTACCAGACCTTTGAAGCTGGGTGGCAGCATGACGTTGAAATCGCTGAGAGCGGTGAAGCATCTGTTTGATTCGGACGAAGGTACGATTGGACTGGAGATATACGGAAGCAACGACTGCAAACACTGGTGCAAGCTGCCAAGCTTGGCTGGTAAGCCTTGGAAGTACTTTACTTTCAAGTATACGCTGCAGAACTTCAAGGCTGCTGATGCCTTTGCTGGAAGTATAGTGGAGGTACAAAGCAGACGAGAAGACAAAATGAGATAATTCTTTCATACGCGCTAATTTATGATAACATGAAAAAGGCGGCTGCTCATCACGAGTGGTCGCCTTTAAAATGAGTTACGAAATACATTTAAAACATGATTCTCTTTATATGTGTGTTATCTGATTTTGATATTATTTATACAATACGCTACGATGTAGCCTAATACGAAGCACCAAAAATGCAGAAGTCCGTTGACATTCGGCACGGCCATGGTGCAAATAATGAATGGCATCGCTTTCTTTAATGCCTCTTTCCATCGTCCTGTCCTACCCCACATCAAACCGAAGGATGCGAAGAGGAAACCGGAAAGCCCCATTGTAGGCTGACTAACATACATGGGCAGCAGACTGGCGACAGTGGCAACAGTCAGAGAAGTGACTGGTTTCATATCGTTCCTTATCTGCCAAAGCACCAGAAGGTTTACGGCAAGATGAAAGCCGTTGACATGGAAGAAGCTATACAGGATATGATTCTGCCAAGGACAACCGGGATAGAAACCGACATGCCAAGTACACAGAACGAGGCAGATGATGCTAAGCACCAGCTTTGTTCGAAAGTTTCTTCTTACGAAGGTCCATTTCTCTGTAATTTTTTCCATACTTCTTATAGTAAGCGAAAATAAATTTGAGATTACTTGGCTGGATAAAGAACTCGGGGGCAGGCTCAGAAACAAGGAACTGGCAGATAAACCATAAAGATTTGCCCACGAACTCCTTTCGCTGTGTCATTTCGTTCATCCTATTGAACAGCGTATAGTATAGCTTCTGTCGAATCGGCTTCATGCTATCCACCTTAGAGAAGTCGCCGACTGCCATTCTGCGGAGAATATCCCAAGCTCTTTTGGGAGAAACGTAGTATCTCGGAGCAGGAGAATGAACCACCTTTTCCCAAGCCTCCTGTTGGGAATGGCAATTAGGAGCTATCTCCCGATATGCCTTCATCAGATCATCCCTCTGTCTGTCAATCAATTCGTAATTTGCTCTTGCCATATAAATGCTACATTAAGATGTTGCAAATATACATATTATTTAGAATATGACCAAATAAGCGCATAAAGATTTAAATAAGTTTAATATTAGGCTGGTTTTCATGGCATTACGAAAGGAAAAGTTTAATTTTGCAACAAAATGAGATGCAAATCTCAGAAACAGTTAGCAAATTGTAAAATCAAACCGTAAAATCGTAACAAAATGAGAACAAAACAGGAATCACCTCTCTCGAAAGAGGAGGAAGCCTTAGTAATGGAAGGCTTATTGAGTAGGAAGATTTGGAGGTTCTATGAACTTCTAGCAAAGTGGGCACCCATACCATTGATGTTAGGTCACTGGTACGGCGTATGGGACTATGGGCACTATCCCTAGACCAACAGTTGTAGATACCAATCTCAACGGGAACTGTATCATCTGGATTTATGTACTGGCATACATTTATATGCCACTGACCATGATACCGGTAAGTTACTTCTTCAGATACTGCTGGATATTCCGCATTCCGTTCTTTTATTTTTTCGGTATCAACGCTATCAGACTATATTATCAGCACTGGCTCATCACTCCCGAGCAGTTGGAGATGCACCATGTGTTTATCATATTCACTTTAATGCTTTACGCTTATGGATTTATCAAAATCGCTCTATCGAATAGCAGAATCTGCCTTTGGGATGCTAAGAAACGATGAGTGTGGGTTTACTGAGGAAGAAGAGAGGATTGTGCAGAGGAATCTTCTTTACTGGATGGAAAGGAAGCATCACTTTGACGAGCAACTGGGCAGAGCCTGCATCGCCAACATCTATTATTTTGATGATGATGTTCACAAGAAGTATGCGCCTTACTTCGGGTTTGATGAGTTGAAGGAGGACTATGAAAGGTTATCGTGGAACATACCGGACTACAACTTCTGGGATTTTGCGGTAACGATGAATAAGATGTATGCTGACCATATAGACGTGGTGGGCAAATGGTCGAAGAACAAAGATACCACCAGAAAAAGGATTTCGGAACTGGCTATCAGTTTCCTCTGTGACGAATCGACAAACCACCCTACAGATAAAATCTGGTGGTACATGAACAACTAAGTTGGAACACGGCAAAAGCTATTGAAAAGCCTTTTATCTTTGTAGCCATTAATCATAAATAATGATATATGGCAGAGATAGTACATACATTTTTACAAGAGCACCTGTACAGATCGGCATTAGTTATTGCCATCTGCATGGGTGCTCTTATCATTTCTATGGGCGTGGACCTGTTTTTCGGCATCAAGAAAGCGAAAGAGAACGGACTGGCTACGACAAGTACAGGATTCAAGAAGACTTGCGACAAGGCGAGGAAATACTTCTCTCCCTTCATGGTGACGGTCTGCATAGACCTGATAGCCTGTACGGTTCTCCCCTTCCCTGTCTTCTCTATGATATGGGCAGGATATTGCGTGTTCTGTGAATTTGTAAGCGTAAGAGAGAAGAGCTGGCAGAAGGCTGAAATACGGAAACAGGAGAAGACGGTAAGTATTCTTCTGGAGAACAAAGAAGACTTGGCTAGGGCTTTTGCTGAGATTATGAAGGAACAGGGAAAGGAGGAGAAGAAATGAGACTGATTAAGAGAATTTTTGTTCATTGCAGTGCCTCTTCTCAGAAATGGGGTGTGAAGGAACTTTGGGATGAGTTTAAGCGCAAAGGCTGGAATAACCCAGGGTATCATTACGTGATTACTGCCGATGGTGGGATTCACCAGATGCTGCCGGTAGAAATGGTTAGCAACGGCGTGAAGGGATATAATGCTACGGCTATCAATGTGGCTTATGTTGGCGGCATCAACAAGAAGGGAAAGGCGGTAGACAACAGAACTGAGGAGCAGAAGAAATCGCTCATCACTCTGCTTACTCAGCTGAAGAAGAAATATCCTTATGCTGAAATCTTGGGGCACAGAGATATTTCGACCGACAAGAACCATAACGGCGTGGTGGATCCGTGGGAGAGAATCAAGGAGTGTCCTTGTTTTGACGCTAAAGTTGAATACAAAGAGATATAGCTTATGGAATGGTATAACATAAGGTTTTGGAAATGGGCTTGCATCGGCTTGGTGATTGGGGTTATCCTATTGGCATTTGCTGGATGCAAGACGAAGGAGTATATCAAGGTTCCTTCTGTTAGAACTGAATACGTATGCAGAACTGATACTTTTGCTAAGTTGGATAGTATCTACATGAAGGATTCGGTGTATGTTTTTCAGAAAGGTGATACGGTTTTCCATAATAAGGTGGTTTATCGGGATAGATATCGCAATATATATAAGGTGAAGACGGACACGATCATCAAGAGGGATTCTGTTGCCGTGCCTTATCCTATAGAGCGACAACTGACGAAGAACGAGCAAAGGCTGATGTCGCTAGGCAGATTCTATATCGCCTTTCTGTTCATACTGGCGGCTTGCGCGATTGGGTTTACTCTCTGGTACAGAAACAAAAAATGCTAGCTTATGACCAAGATTAGCGAAGAACTGCAGATGATTGATTCGCTCCTGATGGAATTTCATGAGCGGATTCAGAGCGGAAGATGCTTAACTAACAAACAGCAAAATGCTTTCATGTTAGATTTTCTGCACCGCATTGCCAACAAAGACGAGCCTATCAGCAAGGCTGAGGCATGCGGCTATGTTCATGTTTCTAGGGCTACCTTTGACCGGCTTGTGAAAGAAGGCAGGCTGCCAAAGGGTAAAAAGCGGAAAGGATGGACCGAGCTGGTTTGGTACGAAAAAGATTTAGATAAATATGTAGATAGATTGGTATAGATTTTACTTTTTTATTTTTAGTTAGTTGTATTAATTAGGTTTTAAGTAGATTGTTTCATTGCAAAAAGAAATCCCCACTCGGCTGTGATAGCTGGGTGGGGATTGTGGGTTATTTATTTGATGAATACCATCCAAATAGTTTGGTTCTTGATGGTGGTACGATGTCCGAATATAGGTTTGTAATCGGTGATTGCCTTTAGCACATCACTAACATTTATCTGCTGCTCGTTCCACTTAAAAATGAGCGTTCCATTTGTTTTCAGTACTCTCATGCCCTCATGGATAGAATCGTTGATGAATGCTTGCCAATTTTCGGGCTGTTTACCATATTTTTTGCATAACCAAGAGTTCTGTCCTACTTTTAGCAGATGAGGAGGGTCGAAGACAACCATATTGAATGTTTCATCTTCGAACGGCAAATTAGTGCAATCGGCTATCATATCGGGTTGTACGTCTAATTTGCGTCCATCGCATAATGTGTCGTGATATTCTCTTATGTCGGTAAAAAGAACCTGTGGGTCTTGCTTGTCGAAATAAAACATACGAGATCCGCAACACATATCTAATATTCTTTGTTTCATACGCTACTTCTTTGTTAGTTTAATTGCCTTTATAAGGCGATGATCTCCTGCTATTTTACCGGAATCTTTCTTACCATGATAATAACCAAATCTATAAGCCCAATATCGGGTTTTATAGACTTCCTTCATTATCTTCTTAGCTAATCTAATCTTCATACGCTTTACTTAACTTCTTTAAAGATTACATTCTTATGGTCTGAACGCCTCTCAAAATCACAATATCCAAATCCTCTATTCATACAGGTGAAATCATTAAAAAAACATCCATCACATAAAGAATGACGGTCTCGTTCTTGAACTTCAATCAAATATCCATCATCGCCATCTGGAATAATAAATCGTTCTCCAACTTTAAACTCTTTCATACGCCTGGTCTTTTATATATTCATTTACTTCACCCAAAACCTTTGTTAGCAGGTTCTTTAGAATCTTCAATTCATCATTAGAATATGTATCTATAGGATAACCATCAAGGGTAGTTTCGCCAAAGTAGCTACGACTTATCTTTAATGAGTGTTTATTCTTTTTCATTTTTCTTTGCCTTTTACAATATTGTACACTTGTTTTAGCTCATCTGTTGATAAGCGTTTGAAATCAAAAGAACTGATAGCGTAGACGAGATTATTACGAAGATTCTCTTCTTTAATATCTGATATTTCCTTTTCTGTAGGAACAGATATACTTTTCCTATTCCAGCTATCGCCACCATATTGCCAGCCAGAATCTCTCCTAAATCTAGTGTTATTAGCAATAATTTGAGTCTTTGTCACTTTATCAACCTTGGCGATACGTCTATAATACCTACTTATAACTAGAACATCATCACCAGCCACCAAATCTTTAAGCTCTTTCATTGCTTCCTCCTTTCTTTTTAGGAACGTACTCATCTAACTCATCGTCAAACTCATAGCAATCTGGGCAGTAGTGTTTATTGCCTATCTCTGCCCATTCGCTTTCCATTGCTTGCTCTTTTGCAGTTCCTTCGTCCAACCAAGCCCCAATGCCATTAAACTCTTCAATGAAGGTCTTTCCACATCTGTCACAAACGACAGAGTACATAGTAACTGGCTTAATCATGGTTGCATCCTTTCAGTAAATTGTCAATATATATCCACCTCTTGATAGTATAGTCGCTGCGCTTAAAACTAGATTCATCCCAACCAAAGTTGGTTAGGTGCGAAGTAACATAGTCTATCTCATCCGTCATGTTGAGTGGTCTATGATACACAACTTCTACCAAACATTTATGGTACTTTTTGGGATTTTCATCAATAGCATGCCACAAGTCTTTAATAAACTCATTGATAGCAAACTTAGCACCTAGTCCAATAGCTTCTTTGATGTCCTCTTTGTAGAACATTTCCTCTTTAGCATCATTATCGAAGACTACTTCTTCGCCATTTAACAGAAATCTATCTTCATAGATTTCTTCCTTTGCAGCTTCTATTTTCTTATCGTCTATCATACTTACTCATCCTCTTTTGTTCCATACTCCTGTTGTAACTTCTTGACCTCGCTCACGAACTTACTGACATCAATATCACAATCAATTACCTCTTGGTTGTTTTTGATGGCATCTTCTATCAGATGGGTGCATTCTTCTGTGAAGCCACAGATATGATCACCTTCGATGGTGTAGAGATACTTGTGGGTATTGTAGCAAGCACACTGGCAGAGAGTTAAGCCCTCTGAGTTGAGGCGACCTCTTACTTCGGAATTATTGATTCGAAGGACAACCATCTTACCCTTGCTTGAATAGTACTTACGGTATTTGATGCGGTCTGCAACGATGATTGCTATAGCTACCAACAACAGGATAGCTAGCAAGATGATAACATCTGTTTGAATTGTATTCATAACTTTCATTTTGTTTAATTGTTTATCTTAATTCGTCCATTCTTCCAGGATTTTGGATATTCAGTTCCTTGTTGACATCGTGGAGGCTTGCGGATGGCAATGTATGCGTATCGGGGTCTAAACCCTTCGACTTGCAGTAGTTTCTCCATGCCTCTATGCCATGAGGTTTCTTTGCATCCTCTATCGCTTTCAGTCGCTCTTCTTCTTTTCTGCGCTCGTCCTCAACCCTTCCACGCTCAAGCAGAAGTTCTTTTTCGTATGAATCAAGTGCTACCATTAAATCTTGTGGATTGATGGTAGTGGCAGTAGACTTGTCTTCATATTCATGCTTATACTGATACAGTTTTCCATACTTGCCTTCCATTATTCGAATAAAGGCATAATCGAGTTCTGTTGTAGTCCAATAATAGTACTTTGTGCATAATCTCGTTGCAAGCATCTGTACCTGAAATTCCGTGACTATATCGAAGACTCCAAGAAAAGTGAAGAGTTCTATCAGCCTGCCCTTTACCCATCCGACGAGTGAGCGCAAGCCACCTTGCTTCTGAACACTGAGCAAGGTGGTTGTACTTTTACATATAGCACTCGTAAAGGAATCTGGTCGGACATAGTTCGGCTTATCTTTGATAATCGGAACCAAGGATTCTGGCGGCCTTTGCTGTGAGATTGATAGCTCGTTGTTGTTCATAATCTTGCTTTTGAATGATTTCGTCATTCCAGCACTCGCCATTAAGATAAGTGAGTGGGTCTTTTCTGTATACTGGGTCGGGCGTGGATGCTACGTAAATAGGAGTAGCTTTCATACAAGCTACCTTATCTTTAAGGCTTAACTTCTTCCACTTAGCCTCTGCCTTCTTGCGGCCTCGTTTTTTATTGTAGGCATTCCACCATTCCTCAAAAGGCGGTTCGAAGACCAACATCTGTTTTTGCTCTTCTTCAACCTCTAAGTCTACCGTCTCCACTTCGGCATTATTGTCGAACAACTCAGAAGGCTTGTAATACTTACCCGTAAGCGCCCATCTTGCACCGGCTACAAAAGCATCTTGAAGAGGTTCGCTTTCCGAATATTTATTAGCCTCCGAATGGATTTCCTTTAACGTTTTCATAAGCTATATGATTTTGATGATTTATACCCAACCGGCGCCCGAGTTCTCGAGTTCTCGCTTGCAATACTGCAAGCCTACCTGATCATCGGGTTCCGGAATCATGATGCTGCGGACATTTGCATAATCTATCACGTTTCGGATAACGCTGCTAGCCTCTGCTGTATTGAGGGAAGTGAGAGGCTTGTATTTGCGGTTGCCTGTCTTGTTTACCTCATCGGTATAGAAGATGTAGCTGCAAACGTTGCGCTGAATATCACGAAGCGTTTCGTAGAAGGTCTGCCCTAACTTTAGGGCAAGATAGCTAATCATGAAGTGAAGATAACTTGACTGTTTGTCGGTCTGAATGGGGTGGAACTTCTTCAGTTCGATATTATACCCACATTCTTTAGCTTTCTGAACAGCCTTTACGATAGCTAAATATTCACGAGGATCATTAGGATTGTATACACTCATATTATTATAATTACATTAGATTGATTACTAAACCCTTGCAAGCATAGTCGGTTGGAACACCGAGGACCTGCTGGAATTTGTTTACGGCAACATCGGGGTTAAGATGGCGTGCTGAACCATGAATGAGAACGATGCGCTTGGCGGTATTGGCTGCTTTGCATTCGTTGAGATACTCGATAGAGTGTGATAGACTCATGTGGGAAAGACGGATGCGGTCGGCTTGGCTGACTATCGTCTTGCCTTCGTTTACGGCTTTCTCTAGGAGAGAATCATCATAGTTGCATTCTGCCAAGAAGTACCGGCACCCTTGAACTACATTTTCCATATTGTAGCAATCGGTGAAGAACATCATGGTTCCCATTTCCGGATGATGAATGAGGAAAGAGAAGCAAGGCACATCGTGTTCTACCTTCATTGGGGTGATACTGAATGCGCCAAGATGATAGGTCTGTTCTTTAATCATGCCTTTTACTCCCTTGCATTTCTCGGATAACTCTTCGGTAGAGTAAGCATCGATTCCTGCTCTCAGAAAGTCTTTGGCATTTTTTGCATGATCGCCGTGGGAGTGACTGATAATCACTCCCACGCATTTTGATGTTTTGAGGTTTGCAACTTTCTTTACTTCCTGCAACGGACGACCAGCCTCTATACAGAGCTGCTGACCATTACTAGCCTCCAGTACGTAGCTATTGCCTTGACTATTGCTATTGACTACTATCAGCTTCATACTTAACTCAAACTAAACTTTTGAGCCTGTTGCTGCTCATCGTGTACTTCTTTGGCATTCATGACTTCGCCGGTATCAGCATTGACGGTGATAACGTTCTTTGCCTCAGCAAATTCCTCATCACGCTGAACGATGGCAGAAGGTCGCTCATCGGCATTGATAATCTGCTCAGCATCAACAGAAATCTCACCCCATGATGAAAGAAGTTGTCGAAGAACCGTTTTTTCTGCCATGTCCTGAAAACCTGCAAACCATCCAAGACCTCCACCGGTGCCTTCAACGGATTGCTTGATAGCCAAATCTCTCAATTCCTGCCATGTAATTTTTGAGTACTTGACGGTTGGAGCGTAGGTCTTAGCAAACTTACATACCTCATCAAGAGACATGTACATAATCTTCTCGAAGCCAGACTTCTGCTTGAAATATGCGAAATATCCAACTGGCGCATCGGAAGTCTTTTCTCCGCTGATATCGAGCGCACCAGTTACCTTGTCAAAACCTTGGAGTTCACCTTCATATACAGTTCCCTTATTGATGTTTGCATACTTGTTTGTACGAAGGGCGAGATTGATGTAACCCTTAGTTCCGATGATGAGGGTTGGAGTTGGGATAATCTGACCAGTCTTCTTATCTTTGTTGTTGAAGACTACGATGTATGCCTGCCCCAACTGCTTGTTGATAGGCAAGCGTAATCCTGCAGCCTTTACAGCCTCGCTCATGAGTGCATTAGGGTCACACTGTATCAACTGAGGATCAGAGGTGAACAACTCCATCAAGCTTGTGGTGAAGGCTCCCTTATTCTCCTTCATTGTATTCTGCAACAAGGTCTGGTAATAACTATTGTTCATTACCGCCTGCATATTCTTAACTGCTACTGCCTTCTGAGAAGGCTGTGCTTTTGCTACTGCTGTATCTGCCATGATTATTTCTCCTCTTCTTTATGATTGATTAATACCTTAGCGATACCAGCCAAGGATATAGTTCCCAAAGCAAGGTTGATTTCACCACTTTCCGGAAAAACTTCTTTTGGATCAACCTCTACGCTATCGTGGCTATCTAACCACTCCTTTATACGGTTCGAATCCGTTCCGTCCTTCATGCCTCCTCCTAATGCTAAAGTTCCCCTGATAAGGTCTTTATCAACCAACATTTCTAATTTTAAAGTTTCTGCCATGATTTTTATTTACTTATTTGTTTGATTAATTCTTCTTTTGTCTTAAACACTTCGCTTTCTTTCCTTGTTGGGAAAACTGCGAACTTATACTGAATAGAGCAAGGTGCCTCGCCTATCTGCTGAAAGAACACGCCCACGATGTTTGCACGTCGGATTTTGTACCCATCGAGCAGATAGACTGCATCACCTATGTCGAACTTCGTCTTGATTTGCATGATGCGTTTCAATCCATTGTGGCCAGAGCGAAATGCTCAACCTTCAGTTTATCATCCTTCGATACTACCAGACGGATTTGCTGACCGCCTGTGCTGAGCGGATGGTTAACACTTTCGCATTCATCGAGCACGACAGGAACCGATACATCATAGAACTGACCGATAGTGCGCGCGATGTCGATTCCGGCATTCACCTTGGCTGCACCATTGAGGCGGCTGTAAGGAACACCATTGTGATAACATTCGCAATAAGGTTTCTTCTCACCATCGAGTTTCGGAAGGAACAGACTCCACTTTACGAAACGGAAGTGCTGATTGACCTTATCTTCGAGAGCCTTGCAAGACAACTGATAGAACTCGTTTGTGATATTGAGTTTATCATCAATATCATCAAGCTGCTCCTGGAAGATGGCTTTATCCTTCTGTGCTGCTTCGATATGAGTCATTGTGTTGTCGTAAGATGCTTTTGAGGCGAGGAGTTCGAGTACTTCATCGTGCCTGTCAGAAAGCGGCTTTCGCTCTTCATAGAGTGATTGAAGCAACTTGTCGTTATCCTCGTTGTTATCTGATGGTTTGTCGAGTTCTGCCTGCAACTCACCAATCTCTTTCACTACCTGCTGATACTCTTCCTTGGAGGCAAGAATCTCCTCGTAGGTGCTAGGAACATCTGCAGCAACATCTGTCTTATACTTTTCTGCCTTTGAGAGGGCTTGATGAGCCTTGATAAGCTGGTTTGTGGTGGTCTGACGATCATCATTCAGTTTATCCAATTCTTTGTTGAGCTCGGTGTATGCGCTTTGGAGTTTAGCAAACTCATTGTTGAGTTCCTTCATATCCTCTGCCTTGCGAGAATTGAACCGGTTCTGAGATTCCTGTTTGAGGAGCTGAACATCACCGAGAGGGAGAGCCTGACCGCAATGAGGACAGAAACCTTCCTTATCATCCCATTCCCAAGTACGTTTGGCAATCTCATCGCTACGCCTGTTTAAGTCGCTAACCTTCTTCTTGCACTCTTCAATCTGAGCGTTTATCTGAACCTCGGTGGTAGGATAGCCACTCATGACAGCTTTGAGGTTATCAACCGTAGATTCTGCCTTATTGAAGGCTGCGTTGGCGTTAAGAACATCGCTCTGGTGCTTGGTCATGCTATCGGTAGACTCCTTGTCTGCGCCCTGCTCCATCATTCGCTTGCGTTTTTCGGCAAACTCAATCTTCTTGCGGATTCCGTCAAGGCGAACTCTGTCTGCTCCTCCGGTACGAATCTGCTGAGTCTTGTTGTCTATCTCTACCAGCTTTTCATGTAGCTCAGCCTTTTCTTTCTCCATGGCCTCCCAATCCTGCTTTGGTGGAAGGGTCTTGTCGAGTTCGGCGAGTCTGATAGGGACCGCATCGAGTTCCTTCTGAACTTCTGTGCGCTTGTGCTTGAGGTGGTGAAGGATGGCATCAATATCTTTCTTTTTGAGAAGTTCAACAAGATAATCATACTTCTCTTCGCCCTTCGCGATGTCTTCGACAGAAATATCACCTGCCAACGACTGAAGGAATGCACGCTGATTCTGCCAATCTTCGGTCGGGAACCGACTAGGGTTGACTATCCAAGCGAAAAGCGTCTCGTTAATGATGGAATTTATACACTTCTTGTATTCTCCTGCGGTACAAACCTCATCGTTGATGAAATACTTGAAGGTGTTGGTGCAATTATCTGCCTTCCACTTGTCATACAATCCTCGCTTAAGAGAAATTTCCTCATCATCACTATTTAACACCAATGTAACCTCATGAGGAATCTCTGGTATAATCTTATGATTTATATCAAACATCTTAGGATCTAACTTGCCGCCATTGCAACTAGTATCAAACAACACCCAAGTAATTGCATCAAAGATGCTTGTTTTACCCAAGCCATTACCTCCAGATATTATCGTTAAATCATCCCCAAAGTTTACCTTCATTTCTCTTATTCCCTTAAAGTTAAGGAGAGAAAGAGATTTAAATATTATTTTTTTCATTTTTCTTTAAATATTCAAATTTATAACGACCAATTACCAAACCATAATTGGCTGCCTTTCCTATATAGCCAGCATTATACCCCAGTATTTTAGCCGCATAATTACGGCTATAGAATATTTTTATTCTTTTACCGTTTTCTGCATTTATAAGAGCAATAGGTTTGTTGTTTCTGGCATGTTTTCCAGACAAATTCACAGGTTTATTTCCTAGAACAAACCTAGAATGATTCATATTCTCTTCTTTTGTACACCATTCTAAATTACTCACGCAATTATTACTTTTATTTCCGTCGAGATGGTTAACCTCTGACTTGTTACCATGATTAGGAATAAAAGTTTCGGCAACCAATCTATGTACCATAGTAGTCTTTGCCTTGTTGTTTTTACACAAAATCACAGACATATACCCATGATTATTTGGATGCATAGAAAGCATTGTTTCTTTGAAAGGTCTTAAATGCCCATTTTTGCATTTCGTAATTCTGTTTATAGATTTAACTCTACCAATACTAGACACTTTATATAACCCTTCATATCCTTTAATGTCTTTCCACTCTTCTTCCATCATAGCCTCCTTTCTTATTAGTTCGTTTCTTCATTTTTATCTTTGTTTAAAGTTTCTTCTTTTTCTCTCAGTTCCTTATCGTATTCCTCGAATGCTCTTGCTGTAGCGTAGGTGAACTGGTCGCTATTGCGCATTGCATTCAAGATAAGGTTTTTGAGGTCTTCGGGCGATGCGTGCATGAATGCGTATGCCTTCGGAATGGTTCTGTCACCCATGAGGACGATGCAACGGAAATGCTTTGCCTCATCCCCCATCTTGTCAACTATATCAAGTACCTTCTTGATATGATTGAAGAAATTCTGTCTGATATTCTTTTTCATGATTTTGTTTTAAAACCTAGCCATGCTCGGGTGTTAACCGAGAAATGGGCAGGGAAAATATATAAACAACAAACTAAGCCTTATCTGTTGATCCTAAACCGCTACGAGTGCCGGTTACTTTGCCAAGTTCCAAGTTTGTGTCTGGAACGTAAGTGAAGGCGCCTTGGCAGATGCGTAGGGAATAAGGGATGATGAACTTGAAACCGAGCAGACGCATGATGCGATGCTTTAACCTCCATCTGCCCGACTTGACGATGGCATGGACTTCTTCGCCATAGCCGCAATCAACCAAACCGAGAATTACATCAAGGTTTGCTCTGACCTTGCATAGATAGTCGCCATGTAGGAGCCAAGAAGGGAAATAAACATCTAACAACATTCCTTTGCCCGACATGCCACTACGTGGCTGAATCAACATTTTCATATTTGAAGGAAGTTGTATCTTGAACCCGAGCGGAACGTAAAAGCGTTTGTTTGGAGATACTTCCGTGTCCTTGCTGCAATGAAGGTCGTAAGCGGCATCCGTCTCATACGCCTTTGTTGGGAAACACCCATGTGTTACCAATTCTACATTGATTTTTGTACCTGATTTACTCATATAATCTATTCTTATAAATGTTTCTGTTCTAAAAGTTTGTCTACTTCTTTCTGATAAAAGGCTATCAACTGATTATACTCGAAGAGTGACCAGTTCTTGTTTTCAGTTCTTGCCCGAGCCTCTATCAAGTCAACCCTCTGTTCGCCAATCTGCTTGATAAGCGCGCGGCGATACATCTGGATATTGCCTTGATTGAAAATATTGCAAGCCACGCATTGTGGCCGGCAGTTATCTTCGCTGAATCGGGTTGACATGTAACGCCTCGACATGTAATGACCGTTTTGAATTTCCTTCCAAGGGAAAACCTTGCCGCAACTGATACATCGGCAATAGCCTTTATCATCAGAATATTTCAGTCGAATGTATTTGGAGAAGACTGCATCGAGTTTGTCTCTCAGCTTACTTTTGCTAAGTCCGGCTTTCGCCTTCTTCTTTTCCTGTTCCTTCTTGGCTTTATCCCAAGGAGCCTTCTTTATAGGTGTCCTCTTGAGAGGAGTTTTTCTTTTTAAACCCATATTGCATGTAATTATCATTTGTAAAGTTTGAATACTCGCCCTCGGGCTTTCCGATGTCTGAGGACACATTTTTAATTTTCGAGTTGAGGATATTTATTTTCCTCAGCTTTGACTCGAAGATTCCCAAGGGTGCCCAAGGGTTTCTTTCGAGTTCTCTGTATATTTCGAGAACCTTTCTCCGGTACTTGTGGAGAGTAGGTTCGGATAAGTCTATCATAAGCCATTGATTTTGAAGTTTAAGAAAAACCTGCCCATCCTCACGGACAGACAGGAAAAATGATTTTAAAATTATGTAAAATAAGTGCTGCCGCTGCAGCGGATAACAAACAAATTCATAATAGTCCACCTTAGGGATTCGGACCCAACTTCCCGATTTGATAAGAATGTATTAAGGATTTACACAAAACAGTTTCGGGCGTGCTAACCAGTTACACCATCGGTGGATAACGGCATCATGCGCTACCATGAATTTAAGAGCCATGCTCACCGCTTTAGCTATCAGTCATAAAGACAGATGCTCGGGGATGCGGACTTATTGAAATAATAATCGCGCATTCCCTTATAATGACTTAACACTATTCGACTTTACACTTTTCCAATATGTCAAAGATCTTATGCCCGCAAACGGACAATGGGATTGTTCCGGAAACTGCTATATATAATAAGGTATAAAACGAAAGGTGCTGGTAGAATGCTCGACCACAACATTTCCTTATGGTTCGTGGCGCATGAATTCAACGCAAACAACTTATATTGCCACTGGGTCTATACCGCTCCACACCTAACGATTTCAAGAAACATTATAATAACAATATCCAAAACTATATGGGGGATTCGAGACGAGTTGAACGCCTTTGCTCGGGTTTCCCCGCTCACTCCGAGTGAGCTAGCTCGATTCCCATGTTTCACTCCTATGCTCACGCACAAGAGTGAATTGTAACTAGTAACCAACTCTATCTATTGAAGATAGGTTTTGCAAATAAGAAAAAGAACTTTCTTAAATCGTTTAACTATGCTCACGCATAACCAGTTTTACAAACGCATATTGTCTGAATAACTAATCTAAAAGTTCAACAGCCAAATATTACACACTTAACACACTTTATCTGAGTTGTGGCACCTTGACAGGTTCTGCTCCGAATCGGTTCGTGGCACAGGAACGAATATCCTGAGCCTGTTTGCTATTACTCCGGTAAGCTAGAGCATTGTGGACTGTACTCTTGCAACAACCAAAAATTTTCATGATTTTAGGAATTTTATCTTTATCAATCAAAATTTTTTCTATTTTTACTACCTTTTTCATATTATTTTTTGTATATTTGCACCATAAATCTGTTTAGAACGAGTTTTATTCTCGTTTACGGATGCAAAGATATATGTTTGTGGACAAATATCCAAGAATATAGATATTTATTTATAGATAATTTACGTATTTACACATTTATAAACACTAGCAGTATGGAAGGATTAAGAGATAGAATCAACGAGGTAAGAGACCATTACAGGCTGACTAACAGAGGGTTTGCTGACGCTATCGGGGCAAAACCTGCTGCTACGAACAACTATTTGAACGGCACAAAGGAGCCTTCAATGGAGTTTATAGACAGAATACTGACTACATACGTAGACATATCAGCAGATTGGCTACTTTGTGGCAGAGGCAGTATGTTTTACGATGCAGACAAGCAGACGGACGAAAAATTGCTGAAAGAACTAGCAGAGACAAAAGTAAAGCTGCTAGTACAGGAAGGAGTGGTTAAGGAGTTAAAGCAAATCATCAGCGAGAAGATTGCTGAAAGAGACAAAAGCCTTGTTGGCTGATACGATAAAGGGGAGCCTTCTTTGCGAAGACTCCCCTTGTTGTATTACATCTTGCCTTCAAGGGCATCGAAAGCAGATTGTACGTCCTTATTTAATGTACGTGCGTATCTAGTAGTCTGACGCAAGGTAGTGTGTCCAAGCACCCTTGCCACGATGTTGATAGGCATTCCCTTCGACAGGAACAAGGTTGCCGCAGTCGCTCTACCCATGTGGGTGTGCAGCCTGTCAACTCCGACCATCTGCCCGATCGCCTTCAAATAATCATTATACCTTTGATTCGACATCTTAGGCAGCTTGAAATCATACTTCTGTAGTATCTCCAGGGCTGGATTGAGAAGTTGGAAAACGAAATCCGTATCTGTTTTCGTTCTCTTAGCGTGATAGAACATTTTTCCTCCTATCTCCTCGCAGCTGTCATAGTTGAATGATGCGAGGTCAGAGTATGCAAGTCCGGTGTAGCATTGGAAGAGGAACAAATCTCTTGCATGGAGAATATGAGGTGTTGAGAGTTTCAGTTTCTTGATGGCAGCAAACTGCTCTTCTGTGACACAATCAACATACTGCTTTTCTCCCTTGCCAATATGAAACGGAAGAAACTTATAAGGATTCTGCTCAATAAGTCCGTCTATCATCGCATCATTGATGAACAACTTGAGATACTTGTGATAGTCGTAGATGGTGCATTGAGCCTTATCCTGTCTGTGGAGATACTCATCCATCGCACGCACCTTCGACACATTGCAGTCTTGAAACGACTTTATCTTTCCCCATGTTTTTAGAAATTTGATAAAGACATCATAGCGTTTCTTGGTATGCTCGCACACCTTTCTCTCATTTCGTCTTCTCTCGCAGTACTCAATGAAAGAAGTTCCTTCGTCTTCTCCGTTCATTAAGGAAATGACGGCGTTCAAATCATAATTTCCTTCTTTCACTAACTTCTCAATGACCTCATGCGCTCTAGAAGTGTATGCAGTCAATAAGTTGTTGAGTTCATCTGCATCCTTGCGCTTGATTATCTTCTTTGTGGTATCAGACCATTGATTTGTTGTCACCTTGATACCGGTAGAATAATACTTGCGCGTACCCTTCGTACTAAAGCACAATTCGATAGAAACTTCCTTCTGAGAGGTTCCACGTTTCTGTCGATTGTGAAAAATACTTAAATTAATTTTTGCCATTTTGGTAACATAAATTTTGAAGGTTGGTATCATTTTTGTAACACTCACCTTCGTTCAACATTTTTCCAAATTTGGCTAAATCCCTCTAAACTAGAGTTTTACGGACATTATGTGTTTAAACTGGTTTAAAACGAGTTTAAGAAATCAATATTTATGACATAACACTTTTAAAAACTAAAAGCAGCTAACATAAACATCTGATATTCAGTACTTTATATTAGCTGCTTTAAACAAATTTTTCTTACTAAACGATGCGTTTTTACGCCCAAAAAGTGATTCCGTTGGGGTCACAACCAATTTCTCACAAAACTGTCTATATCAGCCACTTATCTTTCGGGTGCAAAGATAGTGATAACATTTTTATAACACAAATTTTTAATTACTTTTTAACTATATTTTGCAAAAGTTGAAATTTGGCGGTTTCAAATACTTTTCTTACTTTTGCACTCGTCAATCCAGATTGTCCTCTATCTTGTTGATACAACATTTGTGAAACTTCAATACTTTCAATAGGTATTACAATATAGGGGATTGATTAAGCCGTTAGAAGAGGACCGGTTTTTTCTTTCCCCAATTTTTGTTTGCTATGCAGTATATAAACGTCACTATAGAACTTCTTAAGACATACTCTTCAAGCAAGAGCATGAAGGAACTTCTTGCGCTGGCAATATGGTTCAAAATGCAGCATAGCAATTCCGTGATTTGGAACGTAACAGAATACAAATTGCGCAAAGGATTACGTATTGGAAAGCCAAAAGCTGAAAGACTTATTCGAGATATGAAAGATAGCGACCTGTTTACTATAGATGGCAATAAGGTTGTTGTCTCCTCTTTCCGTGACCATACAACAAAGTGGACTCGGAAGAACAAAGAGTATCATGGAGCAATGGTCTGTAAGTTTGAAGTGAAGGAGTACACGATGAAGGAACTCTACAATCTCATAAACGAGAAACTTTTTGTCTATCCGATTTGTGCTGCCGAGCACAAGGACTGTTGCATGAAAGCATCTGATGATGGAAAAGTCGGTGCCAAAGGTAAGGCTATCACGATAGGGCAGTTTAAAAAGGCGATCAATATGAGTAGTGGTGCTGTTTCTAAGTTGAAGAAGAAACTGATAGGAGAAGGGAAAATAAGTTCCACTCTTGCAGAAAAGCACTCCTTTGATGTTAGAAACGAAGAAGAGACGGAAAGGACATTAAAGAGGACTGGCAAGAAGAAAGCCGACTTTATTGTTGGTACGCTCGGTTTCATAGTCCTTGCATGTTCTTACTCAATTACCGATAGAATGGTTTCTGATGGGTTCAGACATCTTATCTACGGCAAGCAAAATGAAAAGGTGATACAGAAGGACATGAGTTTTGGAGGAATTCCTGATGGATTCTTCTGTTAAACTCTTCTATGTTCATTTGTGGAACCTACATTGAAAGAAAGAAAATTATAATATTGAAAGTTATGAAGAATGAAACAAAATTAAACAGAGTAAAGGAGTTCCTTGATGGAAACAACATCAAGTACGTTACTCCTAAGAATGCCGGAAAGAAAGGTCATAGTGACTTATTTCTGCCTTCATTCAGAATCTACATCAAACTTCAAGGTGATGATGATGGGTTGTTCTATAAAACCCACCACATAGGTGTGCATCCTATCTTCATCCGTGATGGTGAAACTCCTAAGTTTGTTCTTGAGAAGGTACAAAACACCATCATCAAGATAATGCAGAAGAAACAGGCAGCATTTGAGAAATGTAAAAAGAAGTCGTTGAACTAAAATTTATAGCGTATGAAAGAAGAAGATTTACAGAAAGCTATTAAGCTGAAGGAAGAGCTTGATAGAGAAAGAGAACTTTTGCGGTTTGCAAATCACCCGTCTGTAGATTTAAGAGTTAATCTTGAAGAAAGGTGCGACCACGGACGTATTCGCAATATGGATTACCTTCTCGGTAATAATATTATCAAAGAACTGAAAGCGAAGGTTATCGCCAACATCGAGAAGAATATTAGTGACTTGTTGGAGAAATTAGAAAAACTTTAGATTATGGCAGTAGTAAATGTAGATTTATCTGAGTATGATGCTATACGTAAGCGCAACTCAGAGTTGGAAGAGCAAGTAAAGGAACTTAAAAAGTTGAATGAGTCCTTGAAAGGCGGTTCAAAGGTTATTCTTCGTAAGGAGACCACTTTGCTTTTTCATAAACATCGCGCAATGTGGGATTACGATGATGGGGATGACGAGCCTCAAAGAAAAACCATCGAATCATCCGAGTCTTATATTAACTTCGAGGACGTTCGCATGAAGGTCGAACAAGCTATGCAAGATGAGGTTAATCGCAGCATCCACGACAGAGATATGGAAAAACAAGCCTATGCCGACAGGATGGATAAGCTTTACAACGAGTACAACGACATGAAAAATAAGCTTGTAAACGAACAACTCGAAATAAAAGTAAACCTGCAAAAAGAGTACGAAAAGAAGGCAAAGGACTTGAAAGAAGATTATAGCCGCAAGGAGATTGAATTACGTAACAAGTATTCTGCTATGGTTTCCAATTTCGAATTAGAAAAACTTATCATTCTTAATCTGCTCCCCGACATACGGAAATTGGCAGAAGAGTTGCATGATGATTTGAATAATCGATTTTTCAAACCTAAGCATGCTATAGAATTGGCTAATTCTATCATCAATACAACGACAAAGAAGTGGTAGGCTTATGGGAAGTTTTATAAAAGAGCGTCTGATTTTTGCGTACTGCTGGACGCATTCGACAGGTAGATGTAAGGATTGTACTTGTTGCTACACCTTCAAGAAATGTAAGGACTTCGTAAATTCTTTTTGGAAGATACACCGCTACAGGCATTATCACAAGATGAAAGCGAAATATCCATGTACGCTTGTTGAGTTCAGAAAAAGAGTTAATCCGTTGTTTCGTAAAAAAAATATAGCTTATGGAAGTTGAAAGATATTATTATGCAGTAGCATCCTTCATGCGTAAGGATGACAAGATTAGCGTTAGTTCGGTTACGTGTAGCGTTAAAGGGGAAAAGGAGGATACTAAGTTCTATCCGCTCATGAACATCATCACTAGTACGGAAGAGAAATTCAAGGATGATATGGTTAGTGGAACAGTAATCGTCCAGAGCGTTATTGAGATTAGTAAACAAGACTATGATGCTTTCAATGAACGCATCGCTAAAATGAACGAGAAGAATGGAAAGGTTGACAAAGGTAATGGATAAGTACTTGAAGAAAGCTGTCGCTGATTGGGATAAGAAGAAAGTTCTAACCCTTGTTGTCAGCAAGGAATGGTTCGATATGATTGTGGCTGGCGAGAAGACCGAGGAGTATAGAGTGATAAAGGAATATTGGGTAAAGCGTATCATTGATGTCCGTAAACTACATAGGGGTACAGCCTACATTTTGCGATGTTTGAAAAACAATGACCCTATACTTAAAAACGATATTATCTTGCAATTAGGGATTCCTTACACCCACGTTCTCTTCATCAACGGCTACCGCAAGGATAGTCCACGTATCGAAAAGGAGATTGAGAGTATCACCATCGGCAAGCCTAAGAAAGGCTTATGCCCCGACAAATGGCTTGGTACTGAGTTTTTTATAATTAAGTTTAAGTAGCGTATGAAGAAGGTAAGTTTTAGTTTCAAATATCTTATAACAAAATACGATTCTTGCTTTTATCTCATACCGACTTTAATCGTATGGACTCCCCGAAGAGTTTTCTATGAAATTAGTATAAACTTTTTGTTTTGGGAACTTAATGTTAGAATAAGAACAAGAAAGGAGTAGCATATGACTAGTATTAGAAAAGCTAAGAAGTGGTATAAGAGTTGTGTCAACTCCAAAAATGAATACGAAAAGAAGTTAGGAACTATTCGTAAATGTCCCGCATTTCATAGGTATATTATGCGACATCGTACTTCCAAAAGGGAGTTTTGTACATTCACAATACGGACAAAGTCAAGAAGAAACAGAAAAAGCAGAGCCTAGTGCTCTGCTTTTTCCTTGTCTTCACGTTCTCGTTTCTCGGCTATAGCCTGTCTGAGCCATTCGCCTTTGTTGCGTCCTAGGGATTCACAAAACTCAAACGTTTCTTCGTTTACATGCGTCACAACCCTGTAGATGAGGGCAGCTGCGCCCTTGCTCGGTGCTCCGGCTCGCTCTCTGCGACCACCCCACCCTGGATGCTGACGGACCTTGCATTGCTGAACCTTGCCCTTGCTATTGATGCGGAACTTCATTTTCAGCCGGTCATTTACCCAAACTTCAGCAATTACCGCATCGGGCGTCTGCTGAAGGGTAGATTTGGCGATGCCGATAAGATAGGCTTTATCCTTGAAGAAGGTCTCTGTCTCATCGAGTATCGCCCAATCATCGTAGATTATGATTCTTGCCTTTTCCATATCCTCAACCTAATATTGCCATCAGTATCGTGAAGATGAAGATGAAGAGCACGAACCATTCCTGTTTACTCATAGCTTAACCTCCTTTCTTCTTCTCTTGCGATGATAAATTTGAAATGCTTTCACTACTCGGTGGTCGTCTTCCTTCTCGTCTATAGCAGCTCTAATTATTCGTTCCAGCCAATACCCTTCATTACTGCCAAAAAGTATCTTTTTTGCTAGTCTTACTTTCATTTCTTACCTCCTTTCTTACGATAAGTATGATACCTTCGGATAGCCTTTGCCAATCGATGGTCTTTGCAAAAGCCATAATGATAAGCAAAAATTCGTGGCACCCAATAATAGTTTTTCTTTCTGCAAAGTATCCTCTTCGCCTGTCGTAACTTCATTGCTTACCTCCTTTCTTGTCGAATTTATTGCCGATAACTTTTAGTTGCCTATTACGCAACATTCTCCCTAAAGTATTTGGATATAGAACAGGGCATTCGGTATTCACTAAACTAAAACTAGTGTTGCCTTGATTCCAAACTACTTCATAGATGCTGCCTGTATCCTCGTATTGTCTGAGCAAATCATGTTCATAGATAGGAAATCCGTTACAATCACATGAACCTGTAAATTGGCAGAGGGTGTCGGTGTCAATCAAATATGAGTTTATTACGCCAAGTTCTTTATGGCTAGAAAAAACTTCGCTATTTCTGATAGTAGGGGAACAATCAACCCACGCACCTGTTCTTACTCGTATTGCCTTGAAATTGATTTCGCTCATTTCTCCCCTCCTTCCTCGATTACTCCTATCGGTTTGATGTCGTTCACACTTTCATCCTCGGTGAAGAAGGAAACCTTCATCGTGTCGCTCACGTAGGCCATGGCCACAACATCTTCATGGGCGTTCTTGATGATGCAGATGTCTCCTCTTACCTCGTTCTGCATTTTCAGATACTTCACGGCTGCATCCTTCACCACCAAAGGATTCATTTTCTTTGTAAACATCTCCCCCGACTGAGGGAAGACGAAGATAAATTCTTGCTTGTTCATATTCTTAAAACTCAAATAATTCTAGTTGTACATATCTCTTCTTCGGGAGTAACTTTTCTATCTCCTTCAGTATCTTAGCTGCGCTCTTACAAACAGAACTATTCCGGTTGCGCTCTTGTTCTATCTGTACGTTAAGCCAATGCTTTACCCAATTCAAAGCATGCTCTATGGCGTCTTCCTGTGTCTTGAACCAATTCGTGTTGCTGAGGTTAGTTCCAAACGCCCCTCCTCTATCTGCTAGCATGTACATCACACCATACGTCCACTTTCCTCTAACATAAGCTGTGGATATTTCGATATGTGGGATTCCGCTGCCGATTTCTGTCTTGTCTGGATTCGTGCATACACCGAACTCGTTGAATAGAAATTTCTTTATCATGATTCCATTTCACTTTCTGTTATTAACAACTCATCAAACATAATACTATCCTTGCATGAACAGCTCCATGATGATTCGTCCTTGTCTTCAGACACTTCATAGTTATCGGGATATTCCTCCTTGTAGAAGTCTAGGATATTATCCTCCTCTTCTGCCATCCGCTCCTTGGCTGCGGTCTTGGTAGAGTAAACTCCGATAACATTAACGCCCGAATAATCTTGATTGTCTGCTCCGTGCTTAATCAACACAAATACTTTCTGTTTCTTCATCTTACTCGCCCTCCTTCTCTTCTACTACATCAAATGAAACACTTTCCAACTCGCCATTCTCCAAACAACCCAAATCGTATAAACGTCTTGCGGCATTCTCTGCGTCTTCGGATGATGCTGCGTCTAGCGGTACCTCGTAGGTGATTTTCTCTACGATTTCTACTACATACTTCTTCATAATCAAATCCTTTCTTTTAAAATTAATACTTGGTGGACGGATGGTACGTTGCAACCATCTGTAGCGGCTTGAATACCGCATTCGCCCTATATATAAAACAACAACAACTTCTATTTTATCTTCTTATTTCTCTTCTCGTTTATCTTCTCAAGACAAGTATGCTTGTCTACTTGCATTCCGTTCGGGAGGAAGAACCTCTCAGCAAATGGGGTCTGCTTGATGATGAACGTTGTACGTGCCCTGTATCTCTGTCCGAACTTGTCAACGTGGATGGCTCCCTTGAAACATTTGATGATTATCGTCATATTGCTTACATCTCCTCTACAATATCTTCAAAACTCTTCTTCTTAATTTCCATAGAAATCAGACTTGCTATATCTAAGACTTTCGTTTCCTCGTAATCTCTGGACGTATCGTCATGGATATATATACAGAAACTATCTATCTCGTATCTGTCGCTATTGAACAGAGTATAGCTTGATGTAGGAAAGCGGAAAATGATTCTGCTCCAATCCTTTTTATCCAACAGATTTTTAACAACTGAATTAGTCATACTCGAAATGTTTTATGAGGGAGATTTCTCTCCCTCGGGTTAAACTTACTCCTTCATCAGACTCTCTACAAGTTCTTCCTTGGTGGCAAAGACGTCTACACCATTGGTGTATTTACTATCATAATTTAGCAAAAGCTTGCAGACTTCCTTTTCTTCGTTCTTCTCAATGATGATGCGAGAAATCGTCTTCTCAGCTATCTTGTTATCACGCATGAGGAAAACCTGCTGACCAACATAGAAGTTGGTTGTAAGATGCGTCTTTGCTCGTTCCTGTACTTCCCAATCAGACGATAATTCCATACATGCGTACACTTCCTTGCCTTTTGAGAGGTCTTCGGTGATGTGCTCGAAGATTTCCTGTTCTGTTGGCTCTCGCTCTTCTCCGGTCTCTTCATCATCGATGGTGTAAATACTATATTCCCAACCTTCCTTGTCTACAAGTTTGAGTCCGGCTGCCTGTGCCTTTACTACGTCTTGTATGGTGTTAATCTCAACTCCTACAAAATTGTCACTCAATCTAACTGCCTTAGTTGTCTTCATAATTTTATCTCCTATAATTTAAATTGCTCCAAACTTCTTTGATAAATAATATCGGAAAACGATTGCTTGTGCCCTTGATATGGCGATACGTTCTCCTTTTGTGGCCTCCTCGTTGCTGAAAGCTAGAAGGAGGTCGCTTAACTTCTGTAAATCATCTGCGCTCATAGTCTTTACTTGTTAATGACTTTAGCATCATAAGTTCTGCCGATAATCTTGTCTATCTTTGCTTGCTGCTGATAATCTGTGCAGTCTGCAAAGTTCTCCTGTTCCTCATAGAAACGTGCTGCATTCTTCAGCTCATGGAGAGTTGCTTGGGTGTAGTCCTTGTTAGGATCAACTTGCCTAAGGTTCTCACATGTCTTGCAATACTCGATGAAGTCTACAAGCAAAGATTTCTCCTCGCTCTTGCTCTGCTGCGCTCCCATAAGAGGTAGGGTAACTATCGTTGCCACTACCAAAGCTATCTTAATTCTCTTTTTCATATCTTTACGGATTTAATTTCTTGTTTATCTCTTTCAATGTCTTGTATGTCTCCGGAAACAACTCCAAATGTGCTGCCATGAAGACTGCGTAACCAACTGCCTTTGCATAGGCTACAGATGTTGTTTGATAGAGTAATGCCCTAAGTGCGTTGTACTCAGCGTCTGTAAGTTCTAACTTGTTCTTCTCCATATTACTCGTCCTCCATATCTTTTGCTGCTCTCAGTCTGTAGCCTATAAGACTGCCAACTAAGAAGATTAATACATAAATTGTGATGTCCATAACTTAACCCTTTCTATATCTTATTTCGTTTACTGCTGACTGAACCAAAAGGCTTGAAACCTCGGTTGGCTCGTCTATAATATCAACAAAAGTGACTTCCTTCGTTTCGTTGTTCAGAAACTCCACATAGTTGGGATTTAGGCGTTTATATACTACGTATTCAACTCCGTTGATTTTCGTGGTAATGGTGTCATGGTCTTCTCTGAGATAGTCGCTTATCTCGTTGATTAGACTCCAATACTCTTTCAAAGCTAAAATTTTCTTCATTTTCGTTCCTTTCTTTTAATTGTTATACTTGTGCGGTCTCACGGCTTGAACGTGATGTGCTCCTCTATTCGCTGACCGCTCCATGGTTACTTCTTGCCAAAGTTGAAGATTCTGATGAACTTGTAGAAAGTTCTGAGTTCGCAAAGGTGGTAGAGGTCTTCTAAGATATACTCCTTACACTCCCTGTTGCACTCCCTGTAGGTCTCTTGCATCTGTGCCGCGGTTTCGTTACCGCATTCAAGCCAATACATGAAGATGGCTCCTAAACTCTCGTATTCGTTATACTCGTCGTAATACTTCTTCTGCTGCTCGTAAGTCTTATTCTTTCTCATATTCGTATCTCCTATCTTTAAGATTCTATACCATTTAATTTAAGGGCAATTGCCTTTAAGTTCTCAATTCTCTGTTGTGCATTCGGTGTGAGTTCCGCACCACAAATAAGAACTGCTTGTGAAAGGTTCATTACCTTGTCGTATATTGCGAGAGTGATGCTTGAAATCTCATCACTCGTAAGCGTTATTGTCTTTTCCATTGCCTTAATTGTTTAATGGTTTATTACTCTTTCCACCAATCGGAAACGTCACTTCTCTTGAGGTGTCTCATTTCCAAAAACTCTTTGAGGGTGCTGCAATAAGTATTCATAGAATAGCAATCACCCTTCAATATAACATGTACTTCCTTAGCCATAATCTTATTTTAATGTTGTTATTGTAATTCTTGAAATAACTTCACAATCTTTTGATGATACCCAAAGAGCCTTTAGTTCATAAGTTGTGTAGGAGTTGCCGTGTTCGTCCTTACTGCGTCCTACGCACTTGTAACCAAACGATTTTAGGTCACTTTTAAACCTGTCCATCATCTCATCATTATAGCTTTTTGATGTATGTATAGGGCTCATTCTTACTCTGCCGTCTGCAAATCTTTCGATTTTGCGGAAATCTACCAAATATTTTTCCATAATCTTTTGTCCGTTAGGCGTGGGGAGGGGCGTACGCCCCGTGGGGGCGCTGCCCCCTTATCTCCCCACATTGTTACTTACTCATTTCATACACCCAACATAAACCTTCATGTTGTAAGGAGTATTCTTCAGCCTTTTCTCTTGTGTCGAATTGTGCGACAACTTCGGGTTTCCTGTCGGGTTCGCAAATGTACTCTTTTACTACGATGTAGTCCTTCATGCACTTGCCTTCATCTTTGAACACTCCAAAGTATTGTTCGTAATCTTTGAACACAAGTACATCAACAAGTTTACCTCTGTACATTACAGGAAACTTCCCAATAAACGGAAAATCTCTCCAAAACTCTTTGATGTACTCATCATTATTGTATTCATATATGTTAGGGCGAACCTCATCTTCGTCTATAATTACGTAACCTTCTTTGGTGTAGCGAAGGTCGCAATAGTAATAATCTGCTAACTTTGCCATAATCTTATGTTTTAAAAGTTACTTACTAGATAGTCCAATACAGGCTCCTCACCGCTGCCCAACCAATTTTGAAAGTGTTTCAGTGCTCTTCTTATGCAAGCCACCTCCGCTTTTGTTAACTCCTTCTTCATTGTCTTTAATATTTATAGTCGTACAACTGAGTGAGTACGTTATCGTAAAGGTCTCTTGTCTTCTCAACGCTGCTTTCCTTCCAATGAAATGGATTCTCGTTTGCAGTTCTCCTAATTATGTTGGCTAATACAATAGCATCAGCCTTAGTCAATTCTAATAAACACATCTTTGTTGTTTCCATTGTCGTTGTTGTTAAAATATTCTACATACAAAGTGCAGGTGTACGTTTGCGCCCAACGTTCACAAGTTACATGTGACCTAACTCCCTTCGTTTAACGTCCGTGGGTTGACGTGTTTCGATGTTTCTCTAGTCTAACACGACTAGCGTTTTTACATCTTGCGTGATGAGTGTTTGAGACTTCTTTGTCTTGTTGCTTTGAGAGTCGCAACTAACTCGGTGTACGATGTCCTCGGTGTTTGTCCTGTGTCTACCTCAGTGTTTTGCCTACTTAACCTATTTGTATAGCGTTCGTTACTAGCCAAAATATCTCTAAATGTGCCATTGCTACGCTGAAATCAAACTAACTTGATTTCGGGTGCAAAGATAACAAGTTATAGCTTGTTTTCCAAATAAATCAGCAAGTTTTTGCTTGTTCTTAACAATATTTAAGCAAGTTATGCCTTGTTTTATCGAAATATTTACGTATTTTTGCACAAAAAGAACAAGTTATGACTAATAATAGAATAAGAAACATAATGGAAGAACAAGGTATAACTACTGCCGTTCTTGCGAAAAAAATAGGCATGACGCCTAGTGGATTGAACCAACATATTTCTGGAAATCCATCCGTGAAGACTTTAGAGAAAATAGCAGAAGGGTTAAATGTTCCTCTTTGGTCTTTGTTTGTCTCTGAGGATAAAATTGTTTTAGACGAGAAGACAAATGAATTTGTGTCTTTTTTCAGATACAAGGGTATTCATTATACTTCTGACACGTTGGAGGAGTTCTTTAGACAAGTAGAAGAACTGAGAATAATTGCAAAGTAACTATAATTTATAACGCATATTGATATGGAAGTTTTTTTATTTTTCGGGGCAGCATTACTTCTTGCAGTTGTCCTAAAGGTTATCTTTACACCTCGAAGTGCAAAGAAAGTGGTAATGTCTTCAAATCCGATTGACGGAATTAGATTTGGTGGAGTAATGGGATTCATGCTCGGTGATAGTTATGAGTTTTGTTTGTCAAGATTCAAACATTTGGATATCGCTATTGACTATCAAGATAAGACCGGAGATAATTCTATGATAATGGGTTGGGGTAAAAATCAGTACAACAACATTAATGCGGTTCGCTTTATATTTGAGCAAAAGAAACTTTCTTCTATCGTTATAGATGTTGATTTCTCTAAAGAAGGTATTAGAGATATGTACGGCATCCTGATAAGCCGCATTTGTCGAGTGTTGAAGACTGAACCAATATTAAGCGATTCCAAACAAACTGCGTGGACATCGCCTAAAAGTGGCATCATTCTATTCAGACACCTCGTGCCAATAGCAGAAGAAGAAAACCTCTTGATACAAATAGGAAACTTGTAGAGATGGCGTCAGCCCCACAGGGCATGGGGAGGGCGCTTGCGCCCGTGGGGGCGCTGCCCCCTTATCTCCCCCGAGGATTCTTCACTCTCACCTACAAGAAGAACACACACCCAACAGAGAGAGAAGAGAGAGTACAGGAAACCACACAACCAAAGAAAACAATTTCCCTAACTAGGAAAAAATATTTCTCCAACTAGAAAAATAGAAAAGAGAAGAAGAGAGAGAAGAAACCGCCTAAATCATCTTCTAAAAGCCTTAATTCTAGATGAGCGCATTATCCGGCACAAAGCCATGAAATCTACGAAAAACCCACAAAATCGGCTCTAATCTGCTTGCAAATGGCTCTTAAACGGCTCAAAACTCACGAATTTGGGAGAAATCCCGACCAACTGCCCGAAAATCGCAAAAATCGGCAGAAATGAGCGACTTTAGCGTTGATTGTGGGTGAAAATCATTCAAGAAGGTTGAATACGGCTAGTTAAAGTTTGCTAACGAACTCCTTGCGTGCGTGCGTACCTATTAATGCAAAACCCCTTTTTTGTTTGCAAAGAATCTTCTTTTATGAAATAAGAACTTTCTTTACAACTTGCTTTTATTCACCCTTGGAAACAACTTAAACTAACTTGCTTATAATTAATCACTTGTCTTTTCTTTACAATAATCACGTATGTTTACAAAATTAGTCTTCTAGAGGGCGAAATGGGAGGAGAAGAAGGGGTGAGTTGCGCCCCGAGAAAGAAATTGGTGGGATTTTGGGCGATTTTGAACGAGGTTGGAACACGGCAAAACGGAACTTCAAATATTATATATTTGCCCTCGAAACATCAAATAATTGCAATTATGACGGAAATATTATCAAAAATCCCAAAGCATTTGACCTCTTGCCCTGTACTCACGGACAAAAAGGAGTGGATATTGGGTGCTGCTGCCTTGGCTGGCGGTGTTGCGTCTTCTCTCTTTGGCGCTAACAAGGCGAAGAAGGCGGCTAGAAGGGCACAAGCGGAGAACACGTACAGAACGAACGCTGAGAAGGCTTGGTACGACAAGAACTACAACACGGACTACCTTGACACGAAAGCGGGGCAGAACCTCATGAGAAGGGCGAAGGAAGTACAGGACGAGTATGTTCGCAAGGCTGATGGTGCTGCTGCCGTTGGCGGTGGAACTGCTGCAAGCGTGGCGATGGCGAAGGAGGCAGCTAACAAGGCTATGGGCGACACGATAGCCAACGTAGCGGCACAGGACACGGCTCGCAAGCAGCATGTTGAGGACGCTCACCTTCAGAACACTCAGCAGTTATCTAGAGAACGTCAGCAAATCGAGCAGCAGAAGGCGCAGAACACTAGCGATGCGGCTCAAAATGCGTCAAATGCCATGTTCAATTTCGGTGTGAACCAATTGGGGTCAGAACTCGAAGGTGCTAAAGCGGTGAAAACCAACGCTTTAGACTCAAACGGAAAGCCAATTGGTAACACAATTGTAACACAACAAGACAAAACCGCTCATTCTGCCGCTACTGACCACTTGGCTGAGAGCATGATGTCTCCCGAGGAGAAGAACCAATACCGCTTGAAGAAGGCAGTCGGCTTGTCGGGGCTTGGGTAGCAGCTAGAAGGTGGAGCGGACGAGAGGCGAGACAGGTGAGACGAGGAACGAGGCGATGCGTAACATGCGACCCCAAGACCCCCACCCCCTTTGACCACCGTTGCAAATTATAGTAGAATAATACAAATAAAGAAATTCTGCCTCCCCCCACCCCCTTTTTCTGGATTTCGGTTTTCCGATTTTCCCCACCCCTGAATTTTCGGGAAGTGTTAATGAAGTTAAAACATTAAAACAAAATAGATCATGACATTTAAAGAAGCAAAAAAGATATTGAAGAAAGAAGGTTACGAGTTAGAGAAAGTTGGCAGACCTTTTATTCCTAGTATTGCTGTTACTGCATACGAGTCTCCTGAAATTTGTGAAGCGATGCAGGTTGTTTGTTCTGCCGGTTATGGCATCAGTATGGTGTCCAGCCGCTTTGATGATCGCAAGGCACGTTTGAGTTTGGAACTTGCAGAGAACAGCGCACCTATGCCTGGTCCTGGTAAAGAACAGCCAGAGGAAAAGAAAGGTATCATTTACCCTACAACCTCCCCAAAAGCTGATTTTTACTACAAACATGTTCTTGATGAAGGCAACCCTGCCCTTAAAGAAGCAGCATCCCAGTTTAACGATGCCTTGTTGGATGAGCAGGCGAAGAAGATTAAGCGTCTCGGCAAGGAGATTGCCCGACTCAACAAGGTTATCCACAAGAAGAACGAGGATCTTCGCCTTACAAAGATTCGTGAGAAGAATCTTGCCGAGTTAGGTCTGAAATATGTTGGGGAGAATGAAAAGTTGAAGAAGGAGCTTGCAGACAAGGTTGTTGATAAGATTGATGCTCAGGCTTTGAAGAGTGCCGAGAGTGCTCTCGCTTGGAAGGAAAAGACGATTACCTACAAGGATATGGCACTTGCCTACTATGAGAAGAAGATTGCCGAGAAGGACGAGGTGATTGCCGACTTGGGCAATGAACTGGCGGCTACCAAGAAGGAGTTGGAGGAGAAGACCCAGCTGGTTGAAACAGTTCGCAAAGGTTCCAAAGAATATTGCGAATATGGTATTGCTGCAGAGAAGATGATTCAGAAGATGGCAAAGGAAATTGTTAATGACAGCCCAGTCCCCTCAAAAGATTACAAGCAATATCGTCTTTGGGCGAATGGCTACAGATTCAATCCTCAGCTTCCTGATTTTAGCAAGGAAGAGGAGAAGAAACTTGAACATGCAAAGAAAATTAGAGTTTCTTCTGATAATGCAGAGGAAGGCGCAGACCTTTATGGCGTATTTGTATTGTGTGGCAAGGATTTTATTGATGCACTAAAGAACGTAAAAGACGTATGACAGGAGTAAACAATAATCAGAATACGCAGCAGCCTAGGAAGAAGCCGATAACTATCGGCGGCTATCCTGAGGCTGTGCATGACCTGATGAGGGCGAAATATCCCGATTATGATCAGGTGATGAATGGAGGAAACGGAGGGGCCGCGTGGGTAAATGGCGGTACTGGCGTTAACTTCTTCGGGAATGGGGGCGGTGCTACAGGTAAGTTTGAGGCTCAGCCTGTTCAGACTGGCTCAGCACCTATTACAGACTTTACCCAGATGCCTAAGCAGGAAGAGTTTGTTCCGCAGGGAAGCGGTAATGCTAACCCTGCCTTGGGACCAGTACAGACTCCCTATATGGGCGATGCAGCAGAGAATACTCCTCAGCCTCAGAGCAACTTTGAGGGAATGCCGCAGCCTTCTACTGGTTGGAACGCTGACGGAACACCTCGCTATGATACGCTTTCTACTGCTCTGAGCGGCTTTCAGATGCCGCAGGAACATCAGGTTCCAGAGTTTGAAGCTGACCCTAAACAGAGGGATGGCGGCTTTTTCAGTTGGCTCGGCAAGGTTATGCCGAAGAGCAGACCGGGAATGCGAGAGGGTGAGACTCCTGACGAATATGACCGCAGAATCACTACCAACCGTGAGAATATCGCAGCCTTTGCTGATGCTATCCGCCACATGGGAAATATCATCAATACTTCGAAGGGTGCGCCTCTGCAGGTGTTCAACGACCCTACTGCCATGATGGAACAGGGTTATCAGAACCGCAAGGCTCAGAGACAGAAACAGGCTGCCCTTGATGCGGATGCTGCCTATAAGCAGGCAAACCTCGACCTAGATAACCGAAAAGCACAGGCTGATCAGGTTTATAAGGAGTATCTTATGGGGCTTCGTGGTGAGGGTAATCAGCTTGCCAAGGATAAGTTTGAGTACCGAAAGGGAAAGGATGCGGCGGCTGACCAGTATAAGAAGGATAAGGACAAGCGTGACTTCGAGTATAAGAAGGGGCGTGATAAGGTGAAGGATGAGCAGACTAGGCAGCGTCTGGCTATTCAGCAGTACAACGCAACCCATAAGGGGCGTGGCGGCGGTGGACGGTCAGGCAGGAGTGGTAGCGGCTCGGGTGCCAAGTACTGGTTTGAGGATAAGAACGGCAAGATGCGCTATCAGCCTAACAAGACCATGTGGGAACAGGAGTACTACCGTGAATACGGCAAGCTTCCGCAGGGCGAGACTTCTACTTCTACCAGTACGAAGACCATCAATCCGAAGACTGGCGCAGAGGTAACGACCACCACAAGAAGAAAGGGCGCATCTGTTACCAGTCAGGCAGCAGCTTCGCAGAATGCGGCTAGGAATGCGAGAAACAGACCGAAGCCTACCGGTAAGTCGAAGAACGGCTATAAGAATACAAAGAAACTTGGATTATAAACATTAATATATAACTGAAGTTTCGCAAGTGAATAAATATCAACTTGCTTGTTTATAAATATACATAT